AGGAAATTGTCGCTGCCCACGCGAAGCTGACAGATGAGCGTGGCCCGCTGCGCGACATGGTGATGGAGGCCGTCACCGCTGGAATGGCTGGTGCCGGCGCCATCGAGGAGCGGGCGGCCAAGGCAACCAGAGACACCCTGGACGCCTACCTGAAGGAGCGCGGCGTCAACCGGCCGAACCTGGGACCGCCAGAACACCCCCAGCCCTGCACGGGTGCCAAGGTCAATGCTTGCTACAACCCCCTGGCTCCCGGCGTGAGGATGGAAGATGTCGGGTTCGCCAGCCTTGGTGACTTCACCAAGGCTATCTGGCACAATAACCCATTCCCCGACAATCGCCTGCCTGAGATCCGCAAGGTTCAGGCCGCCTACAGCTCGGTCGACCCGAGTGCCGGCGGCTACCTGATCCCTGAGACCATGCGCTCCGAGATCATGCAGCTCGCCCTTGAGGAGTCCATCGTCCGCCCGCGGGCGACGGTCATCACGATGACCACGCCGACTCAGTCCATACCGTTCATCGATTCCACGACGAACTCTGGCTCTGTGCTAGGCGGGATGGTCTTCTACTGGACGGAGGAGGGCGCCACCCCGACCATCACCCAGGCCAAGTTCGGTCGCGTCAAACTGGACGCCAACAAGCTCATGGGCCTGGCTGCCGTTCCGAACGAGTTGTGGAACGACGCCGCAGCCCTGTCGAGCTGGCTGATGCAGGCGCTTCCGAAGGGCCTCGCCTTCTTCGAGGACCTAGCGTTCCTCACTGGCAACGGCGCTGGTCAGCCGAAGGGCGTCCTGGAGTCGGAGGCCCTCATAGCGGTCGACAAGGAGACCGACCAGCCCGCCGACAGCATCGTCGTCGAGAACATCCTCAATATGTTCTCCCGGATGCTGCCCGGCTCGCTGGGCAGGGGGGTCTGGATTGCGAACATCAACACCTTCAAGGAGTTGATGACGCTTTCCATCTCCGTCGGCGTGGGCGGCGCCCCGGTGGCGCTTGTCGACATCCGCAACGGGCCGTTGATGACGATGCTCTCCCGGCCCCTGATCTTCACCGAGAAGGTGCCGACCCTAGGTGACCAGGGGGACATCGGCTTCTTCGATCTGGGGTACTACCTTATCGGCGACCGGCAGTCCATCGAGATCTCAACCTCGGAGCACGCCTACTTCACCAGCGACCAGACGGCTCTGAAGCCCGTGGAGCGCGTGGACGGACGCCCTTGGGTGCAGTCCGCTCTGACCCCAGTCTACGGCTCGACGCTGAGCCCCTACGTCGCCCTGGCGGCACGGGCATAGCAGGCCAGCCCCCGAGCGGCATTAACACCCCCTTGGGGGCCATTCACCGCAGGCAATAAACCCCCTGCGGAGGAGGCAAAAGGAACATGGATGCACTGGGACGATTGTTTGACATTAGCTGCGCTTGGGTGCCGGTCGCCCTGAACGGGGCCACGAACACTGGAAAGCGCGTGTGCTTGAAGAACTACGCGGGCTGCACGATTGTGCTCTTCATGACTGCCGTCGGCACGACTGATGACCCCGTGCCCTCGCTCCAACAGCACACCGCCTACGCGGGCGGAACGTCAGCGGACCTAGCGGTCATCGACACCATCTATCGCAAGTCCGAGACCCTCCTGGATGGAGACGAAGCCTGGACGAAGACCACACAGACGGCGGCTGCCATCATGACGGCTGTCGCTGGCGAGGCTGAGAAGCAGAACATCTAGGTCATTGAGGTCGACGCGGCCCAGCTTACGGACGGTTATAGCTGGATCAGCGTGAACCACGCGCAGAACGGGACCGACGCAAAGGTCTGCGCCGCGCTGTATATCCTGCATGACCTGTTGGTCCAGCGGACGCCGGCCAACATGCCGAACCCGCTGCGGCCGGGAGTGGCTAACGCATGAGCCTAGAGATTGCGCTAGCTGAGATTACGCGAGCGGAGTCCATCCTCCGCTCGCGTTACCACTACGAGCACCCGATCTTTGGCCACCTAGCCACCGCTCGGGAGTGCGTAGAGGCTGAGATAGCTGCGGCGGCACCTCCGACGCCGGAGCCAGAATCAGAACCCGAAGTGGAGTCGGGGGCTGGGTTAAGCCCAGCCCCCGGGCCCGCAGAGGTTGAAGCCGTATCGGAGGGTCAGCCGCCCGCACGACGGGCAGGAAGGAAAGCGTAAACCATGAGTCGATTGACAAAGGGCCGGGCGCTTCGGGAGCTCGCGCTGGGTCTGAAGGCCCAGAAGTCTCTCGCTGCGTCCGCAACCGCCAACATCTTCACGACCTACGGCAGAGTGATGATCACCGCATTGATCGGGCAGGTGACCACCGCCGAGGCGAGCGGCGCCACCATCATCAAGCTGACGGAGTTGACGAACAGCGTTGACCTGTGCGCGGACACGACCGTCACGGGAGATGCTATCGGCACGATGTACATCTTGACGGGCGACTGCGCCGTGATCCTGTGCGGCACCGCTAACGCGCCGGTCATTGACGTGGCGCACGGCCTGACTTTCGGAATCAACCCGGTTGTCCTGGGTCGTAAGGCGACGGCGAACGCCATCAAGCTCACGGCGAGCACGCCTTCGGCGACGGTCGTTATCGAGTGGACCATCTTCTACATCCCGCTCGACGACGACGCCTACGTGGTCGCAGCCTAGCGGACCATAAGGGGAGCGGGGGCGGGCCTCCTTCACCTCCTGGCCCGCTCCCGTGGCCCCAGACTGGAAGGTGAACCTTGACGGTCAGACTCGAAGCCACGATCAAGCGGTATATCGGCATATCGACGGATGCGAAGCCGGTCCCGGGTCAGGTCAATCCTGACGGGTACACGGTACTGGATAAGGACCTTCCCCCCGGTTCCAGTTTTCTAGCCACCGATACGAATGAAGTCTGGCACTGGAATGGCCGGGAGTGGGTCATTGGTGAGAGCCCAGAGGTTCGGGAACTCAAAGCTATTCAGGGGCTACTTGGTGCCATCTTGGAGAAAGTAACCCCAGGCTTCTAGTCCCGCCTGAAAAGAGATGGCGGGAGAGAGGACAAGGTAAATGAAGACCAAGGGAATGATCGGACCGCATGTCGTGGAGACGGAACTTCTGGATTTTCAGAGGGCTGTCGGTGAGGGCCGGGCGTATACCGTCTGTAACCAAGCGGGTGTGACATCACAGGCTGGTCTCTCGGCTACGACGCCGGTTCTGACTCTGTATAACCCGCTGGGGAGCGGTGTCAAGGGCCGAATATGGTATGTCGGCTGTACCTTCACCGTCGTCTTCGCCGCCGTGGCCGCCATTTTCGTGGCTGTCGGAACAAATGTACAGGCAGCGGCGACGACGGGGACGTTGACTACGGCTCACCGCCGGACTAGGCTTGGTAGCCTCCTAGCACATGGCAACCAGATAATCCCACTCCTTGCGGCCACCCTTCCCGAGGCCCCAGTTGCTGTCGGCTTATTGGGGGCTGGTCTAACAGGAGCCGTAAACCTGCTGCCGCACATGGTTCCATTGGGCCGCTGGTTCAACGGTGCCCTTGAACTGATGCCGGGTAGCAATCTGTCGATCCAGACGTCTGCGGCCTCGGGTGCGAGCGGTATGTGGTGCGAGTACATCTGGGAGGAAGTTGACCTAGCGCCGTAAGAGTCGAATGCCCGAACCGAAGGTCTATCTACTCAGGATTATGGAAGGACAACGCTGCGTCGCCGAGGCGCCGTTGATCATTTATGACAAGGCGGCGGCGCAGCGTTGCTGGCTTGAGGGCTTCGGTCAGATCGCTCAGGGCATCGTGGGCGCGACCTTCCAGATGATGATGGTGGCCTGCGATGAACGCGAGCCTGTGGTGCCGGTTGTGGGCATCAGCCTTGAAGGTGCCCACACTGGCCTTCATATTGTCCGGCAGATGCCACCCAACAACGACCACAAACCAACAGATAAGGGGCTGGCCTGATGTCTGACTACGGCGGCTGAAGTAGCGGAACTCTACACTAAGATGCTTGGAATGGTAGGGCTGGCGTGATGCGCGATTGGGGCGGCTACGGGACGATCATCGAAGAGGCCCGCGAGATTGATCGCGAGGAGCGCGGCAAGCCGCCCGAAGGCTGCCCTCTTTGCGGCACGCCGCTGGACGTGCGAGATGACGGGGTTCGCAATTGCAAGATGGGCCACTTCACCTGGGGTGGCCCAATCATGAGGAAAGGGAGAGGCGGCTAAGTGTCCAACGCCACGCGGTGGTACTGCACGGTCGAAGGTGTGAAGGCTGCGGTGAGCCTCGCCGGGGCAGACCTTGACGCTCTCTTCGCCTCCTACATCGAGGCGGCGTCGGAGGATATAGAGGCGGTCCTTGGGCGCCGGTTCATCCCGGAGACAGGCATCAAATACTTTCGTTGGCCACCCAGGGTTGGCGGCGGCTACATCCTGCAACTCGATGACCTGGACCTGATCGCCGTCACGCTGCTACAGGCGGCGGCGCTTGATGCTGTACCCATCACCATCGCTGACACGGACTACTTCAAGGAGCCCGTCAACAGCGGTCCACCGTACACCCGGATCGAGATCGATCAGTCGTCAAGCGCCGCCTTCGAGTCGGGCGACACCGCACAGCGGTCCATCGCGGTGACCGGACGGTGGGGCTACGGCGAGGACACGAAGGCGGCGGGTGCCCTGGCTGAGGCCGACGATGGCAGCGAGACGGCCCTAGACGTGACGGACAGCTCGCTCATCGGCGTCGGCGACACCATCCTCATCGGGACTGAGGCCATGTTCGTCTCGGGGAAGACGCTGCTCGATACGACGGCCACTACGGTTGCCCTGACAGCGAACAAGGCTGAGACGACGGTAGGGGTGAATACCGGCACGCTGATCAAGGCGGGTGAGGTCATCACCGTGGACTCCGAGCGGATGCTGGTAGAGTCCATCAGCGGCAACAACCTGGCCGTGCAGCGGGCCTACGACGGCTCGATTCTGGCGGCTCACGTGATAACCAGTAAGGTGTATGCGCCTCGGACCCTGACGGTGGTACGAGCGGTCAACGGAACGACAGCGGCGGCCCATGATTCCGCAGCCGCCATCAAGAAGTACGCCCCGCCCGCGGACATCATGGAGTATTGCCGGGCCCACGCCATCGCCCACCACCAGCAGGGGCGCTCGGGCTGGACGGGCGTGGTGCCCAACACCGAGGGCGGCGCCGTCGAGACCAAGATGTTCGGCCTGTGGGCGATGAAGCGGGCCCTGATTGAGAAATACGGCAAGGTGAGCCTGTGACACAGCCGATGGCCGTCCACGTGACCGTGCGGGGCCCGCTCTTCACCAAGAAGATCAACGCCGTGGTCAAGCAGGCCATGATCGATGAGTGCATGAAGAAGGTCGACGAACGCCTGAGCCGCAAACCGCCAGCGAAGAAGCTGGGCATGATGCGGAACCCCGTGAAGACCCGAATGGAGGCTGGCGGAACCGATGCCGTCAACCTGCATTTCGAGCACGTGCAGAGCCGCTTCCACAACCCGCGCAGGACCGGCTCTAGCTGGGCGAAGAAGAACATGGGCATTATCAAGGCAATGGCACCCAGGATTCTCAGGGCGACAGCGAAGCGCATCGTAGGGGAACTGGGCGGATGACTGACGTTTACATCACCGCCGCCCTGCGCCTCATCGAATCGCAGCTCGCCGCCAGCGGGCGCTTCAGCGGCGGGGTCACGCTAGGTCTGCCAGCCGGGCCGCCGGAGACGCCGGCCGCAGCCATCTTCCTAGCCAGGGGCGCCGCCGGTCTTCTGACGATGAGCACATTCCTGCGGCGCCGGGACGTGACGATTCGCATCTACCTTGACGCGACGGCAGAGCCACGGGATGAGACCGAGATCGCCATCGATGAGATTGTCTATGACACTGAGGATGATCTCAAGGCGAACCTCAACCTCAGCGCGACGGGGTGGATCGTCCAGGGCGAGATGATAGAGGAGTTCGATTACGCTGAGGTCGGCGGGCGGAACTTCAGGATCGCCGACATTACACTGTCGCTGACGTATCGGATATAGGAGGAACCATGAGAGTCGATACGCGAACAGGGGAGAATTGGCCTGCACCTCCAGGTAAGTGCTATCAGTTGTTTTTGGATGGCGTCGATGTCTCGGATGATAGCCCAGCCTCCGATGAAGAGGCGGGCACCGTCGTCTTATACAGGAGGGATGGGAATGGCAACATTCTTCTCGAAGGCGAGGGCCCCGATCTGGATTTTGCCGTAGAAGAGAAGCGGGGAAAGGTCGAACTGCGCGTGATTGATCTCCCCCTGTCGGCCTAGGCCGTGAGAGGGGAAGTTCGCGCCTGGGTTGAAGGCGTCGTTGCAGAGTATCGACCACGAGGCCCCGTCCTAGAAGTCGGGGCCTTGAACATTAACGGCACGGTGCGCGATCTCTTTCCCCAGGAGGGCTATATCGGACTGGACATACGGGATGGTCCAGGGGTGGACATAGTCGGTGATATCTGCGATCGAAGCTACATCGAGGCGGATTATATTGAGGAAAAGGCTGCCCTACTTGAACGGTTCAATACCGTGCTCTGCTGTGAGACCCTAGAACATATCCCTAGACCGTGGCAGGCGATAGCAGCCATGCGCCGGGCACTGAAGCCCGGCGGTTTGTTTATCGGGACATGGTGCTTTGTGTATGCGATCCACAACGAGCCGGAGGACTACTGGCGGGCTACACCCGCCGGCTTCCGCCTACTCCTAGAAGACGCGGGCTTCTCTGACGTCCGAATTGATACCGAGGGCGAGGGTCCGATGGGGGTCTTCGCCGTAGCGAGGGTGTGATGAACCTTGACATCGGCGCTGGCGCCAAGCGCGAGGACGGCTTCCTAGCGACTGACATTGCGGGCCAACCTGACGTGCGTTGCGACGCCCGCTATCTGCCCTTCAGGGATGGGGCCTTCGAGGGTATCAAGTGTCACCACGTCTTGGAGCACATCGAGCGGCGCGATCTCGTGGGCGTGATGAATGAGGCTCACCGCGTCGTGAAACCCGGGGGGGCCATCGATATCGAGATGCCCGTCTTCCCCTTCTGGACGGCGATGGCCGACCCGACGCACGTCAGCTTCTATGTGCCGCAGACCTGGGACTACTTCAGCAATGTCGCTCAGTACGGCGAGCAGATGGCCCTCTACGGGATACGGCCCTGGAAACTCGTGGCCCGCAAGCGGCTGTCTGACGGCCAGATCATGCGGCTCGTGATGGAGAAGCCGGAGGAGACGCAATGAGCATCATCATCCTCGTCGGCAAGGAACGGGCCGAGGTCGAGTTCATCGAATGGCGGCCCGGCGAGGGACTGGTCTTCCGGGTGGCGAATGAGGTAACTGAGGTGGCACTAGAGGGCCTCAAGGACGGCCTCTACGCTGCCCTACGCCATGCGCCCTGCGCCATCTACCGGACATGCTGCGACTCTCTACTGACTGGTGCCCATGCGAAGACCTGCTCGTTCGCGGAGGCTTTGACCGAGACATGAGGTTCCTAGTCATTTCCTCTCCGCATGGCTTCAGCACGAGGGACGTCTGGAAGCGGGTACTGGTGGGCCTCGCGGCCAACGGTGCTGAGGTCTACCCCTTCGACCTGCTCCCGCGATGGAACGCCTTTGATGCGATGTTCGACCTGGCACGGAAGGCGAAGGTAGTCATGCCTGAGCCGTTCAAGTCGAACCTCCTGGCCTACGAGCCCATCTTCGGCGCGGCCCACTACCACGAGGTCGACGCTGTGATCGTCGTCAGCCCGCAATACTTCCCGGTGCCGATAGCTGACCTGTTGAGCAGGTCGGGCATCAAGACCATCGGCTACTTCACGGAGTGCCCGTATGAGGACACGCTGATCGCCCCCGTCCAAGCGGCGCATTTCGACTACGTCATGGTGAACGACCGCTACAGCCTGGGACTCTATGAGAGCTTCTGTGACAACGTGATGTACCTGCCGCACTCCTACGATCCGGTCATTCATTATCCGGCGCCCAACCCCGCTGAGGGTGAGCGCGTCGTGTGGGTGGGCTCGGCCTACGGCAGTCGGCGGCAGTTCCTTCACGCTGTCGATTGGCGGGGCATCGACCTCGAGATGTACGGCCTGTGGAATGCCATGCCCTCCCGCTGGAGTCTCCGTCCCTATGTACGGGACGGGGCCATAGAGAACGAAATGGCTGCTGACCTCTATCGGCAGGCCGCCATGAGCTTCAGCATCCACCGTAGCCAGCGCTACATCGACATGGACTGGACGATCGATGAGGGCGAGGCGTACAGCGCCAGCCCCCGGACGTTCGAGCTGGCGGCCTGTGGCTGCTTCCAGATAAGCGACTTCCGCCAGGAGGTTGAGGACATCTTCGGCGACACGGTGCCCATCTACCAGACGCCGGCCGAGTTCGGGCGGCTTATGAGACGGGCACTAGACGATCCCGTTTGGAGGGAGGAGGTGGCGAAGAAGCAGCACCAAGCGATTCAAGGACACGATTGCGCGACCCGCATGGCGACCCTACTTGAGCGGGTGGCGTAGAAAGGCAAGGTGATATTACGGGTACGCTAGTCGGCCGGGATGCCTCAGCATACTGGGGTACTGGCACCCCGACTCTAATCGCAGAGACACGCAACATTACGATCGACCTGGGCACCGACTGGATTGACGACACGGTTCACGGCGACACCGTGCGGACCTTCGCGCCATCATTCAGCACGTTCGGTGCCTCCGTCACTGGCCTGTGGGATACGACCCTTGGCAAGAGCGATCAGATCGTGAAGGATGCCATCGCCAAGGCCAGCGGCACGTTCTCACTCTATTGGGGCAACAGCAACCGCTACTTCTACGGCTCCGGCTACGTCGGCGTCGATGAGGTGGGCAGCCCCTACGAGGACTTCGCCTCGTTCAACTGGTCGATCAAGGCCATCGGTACGGTTGGCTTCTACGCCAAGTAGCCATGAGGGGCGGTAGTGGCGTCCGACTCTGGGGCGATGTCGGTGAGGTCTGGCACGGCGATGAGAAGGTCGGCCTCATCAATCGCTGGTATCTCGATGGTTGGAACCGGGAGTGGAGATTAGACGCTGAACGCTATCGCCTTGAGGAGATCATGAACGGGTCCAGGGATGTGCGCCTGATGCTGGATGCTCGTGTGGGCATTCTGGAGGCCGTGGGCATCATCTGGACGGATTTTCTAGCTGACGGTGCGTGGCACCCAGCTATAAGAATCATGGGCGGTGCCCTTGATTGGAAGCGGCGGGCGATGCCCGCCAAGGAGGCCGGAGGTGTTAGTCACCGATAAGCGAACCGAATGGGAAATCCCCCACGAGCCCGGACAGCACATGACCTTTCGTCCCCTGTCGGGTTCCGAACTGGACGAGGCCGAACGCGCCGCGACCAAGCGCATCCTTGACATGGCGCAGGGCCTCGACCTTTCCAAGCTGGCCACACCCCAGGACGTGAGCGACCGGGACACGCGGCGCACGAAGTACGACGCCGACATCCTGATCAAGTACGGCGTGGTCGACTGGTCCTATCAGGCCGACTGCGATGAGGCCACCAAGCGCGACCTGGACGCCCGCACCCGGGACTGGGCACGCGACATCATCCTGGACATGAACGTGCGGCTGGAGGGAGAGGTGGGAAACTCAAGCGCGTCCTCACCGGAGGGCGCATCCCACCCGAGCTCAAGGAAGCGTACTACCTCCGCCTCGGGGGCGTGAGCATCACCTACAGGGAGTGGCAAGAGATGCCGGCGATGCTACGCGCCGACGTACTACTGCTGGGCGAAGGGCTGGCCGAGTATGAGCGGCGGGAGACGGAACGGGGTAGTCGGAAGCGACCAGGCTAGGGCCAGGCAGCGACGATTAGGAAGATTATGCCAGCGAACGCCCCCACGATGAGATTGGCGCAGATGAAGCCGATGCCCATGAAGAAGCCCTGTTCGAGCCAACGCATACTTGGGCCAGGTTCAACACAGATTCTAGGGAGATCATCGTCCTCTTGTTCGACTGGTACTCGATGCATCTTGGCGCGCATGACTACCTCCTGGCGGGGCACCTAAATGATACCACACACGATCAAGGGACCGGCAACGGCAGGGGTCGCCGGAAGTAGAAACGAGAACCTCCAGCGCGGCTATGGCAACTCTTGCAGAGGGTAATCAGATTGGAAAGGTCATTGGCTTCCCGCCATGACGGGAACTCACGGAAGGACCTGATGTGATGGACCTCCAGCGATTGGCGGCGAGGCCCTTTGCCGCATCGCTGGCAGCGCTGGCTGTCTCTCTCGCGTGCAAGGCGGGCTTGCTTTCTCCAGTTCGGCCCATAGTAGGGCTGGCGCCCCCCCTTCCAGGTCGGAATGCGCGACGGGTCTTGCCTTATCCATTCATACCAACAGGCCGTAGAACAGAACCGTGCCGCCTCGGCGTTACCGCGGTGACGCGACACCTGAAACTGCTGACCGCAATGTTCGCAATGGTGAAAGATAGGCGGCATGCGACGGGCCGATGGGCGGCCCTTCATCGCCTGGCTCAGCTTTGCCTTTTGCTCTTCCGTCTTGGGCACGCCCCGTTGACTTGCGCCTGGAATTCCCGACTGCAGATAACAGCGCTGCGAACAGAACGCGCCTGTCCTGCCCGGTTCCCTGAGAGTCCCCAGAAAAAGATAGAAGGATGCACCGCAACTTTGACAAATCCGTTCTTCGCCCCTTTTGCGCCCGACATCGGCACATTTCCTAGAGCACCAATGGCGGGGGGACTGATCCCGCAATTCCCAAGCGGATCGGGTAAACGACTGTCCGCAGACCTGACAGATCCTTGTCTCGCCCATCTTCCTGCTCACAACTTGATTATAACAGGCAGAGACTAGAATGGCGATCTCAAGTAACGAAATCTCGATTCTCGTCCACGCTAAGGACGAAGCTTCTAAGACTCTCTCTGGCATTAGCAAGAATCTTCAGAGTTTGGGCAAGGTTGCGACCGTCGCTGCGGCTGCGGGTATCGCCGCTGCCGCTGGCGGCCTGCTCTTGTTAGGGAAGGCTGCCGCCGAGGAAGAAGTAAGCATCGCCCGACTTCAGACCGCCATCAAGAACCTGGATGCCGCACACCAGGGCAACGCCGCAGCGGTTGAGAGCGTCATCACTGCCCGTATGCAGCTCGGATATTCAGATGAAACGCTTCGTGAGTCGCTCTCGATGCTCGTGGCACAGACTCAGGACTACGAAGAGGCTGTTCGGCGCCAAGCTCTTGCTATGGACTTGGCCCGAGGCACCAGTCTTGACCTAGAGACGGCCTCGCGGCTCTTGGGCAAGGTAACTGATGAGACCACGAGTGTACTCCGCCGGTACGGCATCATCATCAAAGATGCATCCACTGCACAGGAAGTTCTCGCTGCAGTGCAACAGCGTTTCGGCGGCCAGGCCCAGGCCTACGCCGAAACGGCCGCCGGCGCATGGGCACGGTTCGGCGTTCAGATGGAGGAGATCAAGGATGTCCTTGGTACTGCGCTCTTACCCATATTGACGAAGGTTGGCGAGGCGCTAGGTGATTTCCTCACGGCACACATGGCAGATATTGCTGGCATGGCCCAGGCCGTAGCGGATCTGATCGAGAAGGGCTTTGACAGATTAAGCGCTTGGTTCGACCAGCACAAGGAAGACATCATCGGGAGTCTTAAAGCGTTTGCTGAGGGGGCGAAGACCGCAGGCGAAGCGTTCATGGACTTCGGCCAGTGGATCATATCAAACCGTGCCGTTCTCGTGGGTGCCATCGTCGCCATTGGGGTTGCCTTCGCCTGGACGAATCCCCTGGTGATGGCCCTCGTCGGTGCCGGTGGGGTGGTGTTGGCACTCGGCGTCTTCCAGACTAAGGTCGAGGACCTGCCAGCACCGATGCTCCGACTGCGATATGAAATAGACAAGACCATTGTCAAGTTCCTGGACTTCGCCGATATCGCCGTCCAGGTCGCTGACATGATTTCCAGCGCCGGGTTCGACATCATTCCTGGCTGGAAGACTGCGGGCGATGAGGTTCAGGCGAAAATCGCCGAGATGCGAGAGTCTGTTGTTGGGGACATGAATGAAGTCGGTTATGCCCTCAACACCGTAGACTTCGAGGCTTGGGCAGAGGGCGTGGTTGCCGGAACCAATACCGCCATCGGGGCAGTCCAAAGCGTCGGTGATTCCTGCCGTGCGAACATTCCCTGGATACGGGAGTTCTTGGGCGAGGCGGCGGCGGCGGCTTTAGGTGGTGCATCGAAGAGCATCGACGTAAAGGTAAAGGGTTGGTTTGAGGCCCATGGAGTTGACGAACTAAAGACACAGGTTCAGGGTTTGGGCGCCGCCGCCAGCGACGCCGCTGGTGCCGTCGGCGGCACTGCTGAGGCCGTCGAGAAGGCCGTAGAGGTCATCGACATCCTCGACGATGGCATCATCTCCCTGGCCGAAGCCACCGCCAAGGGCATCCCCGCCTGGGCCGCCGCCCGCTTCGAGGCGGAGGCGATGGCGAAGACACTGGCCGATGAAGTTGCTGAGGCGGCATGGGAGGCTCAGAAGGGTCTAATCAGGTTGGCCGATGCTCTGGGCGAAAAAGGCATGACGGCAGCCACCCTCTCATTCTGGGTTGCCTGCGACAAGGCGAATAAGGGCACACTCACGCTGACCGATGCCCTGAACCTGGGGCTCACGCCAGCTCAGGCGGCCTACATTCAATCTGTCGCCGACGCCGCCAAGGCTCACCAGGCCCTTCAGGACGCCATCTACGCCGTGATGGTAGAGATGGCGACCTTCACACTACAACTTGGGGGCTTGCCCGGGTCGGTGGCTGACTCCGTCCGCGAGTTGGACAACCTGGGCCGGCGCCTCGGGAACGAGGGCCTCGGGCGACAGGCGCTTGACTTCGAGCTGGCCCTGGGCGCTGTTCACTCGGCCTTCGGTGATGCCCGCCGCGCCGCCTCCGACTTCGCCTATGGCATCGGCGTTGAGCTCGTGAATCAACTTCAGGGTGCCCTCGGCCAGTTGCTCGGTGGCGGAACCGTAGAGACGGCAACGCTCCAGCTCCAGATTGATACGCTGGCCTACCAGTTGGCCGTCCAGGAGGCCGCCGGTGCGACTGAGGAACAGACCCAGGCCATCCGAAATCAGATCGCCGCCCTTCAGGCCCAGCAGGATGTCTACACCGCAGAGCATCGAGTCATGCAGGACCGGGCGACCCTCGCCAACCAGATGCTGCCCACAGAGGCTGAACTCAAAGACATGGTGGCGACGATCACAGAGAATATCCGAACCTACTCCGGCAAGGTTGATGACCTTAGTTGGGCCACAGACATTCAGACGTTGGCGACGGCCAAGGCTGTTACGCAGACTGACAAGTTCGGCGCGGTGGCGAAGGGTGCCAGCGACTACATGGGCTTCTTCACACGCAGCCTCGGCGATTCAGCTAGTGCTGTAACCGCCAAGAACTATGAACTTGTGGGCGCGGCCCAGCACGTAATCGACGTGTTCAATTCTATCCAGGCTCCATCCGGCTACCAGATGGGCACGCCCTTCGTGCCGTCTACGGGCATCTACACGCTCCACCGGGGCGAGGCCGTGCTGACCGCGGCTGAGGCAGCCCAGCAGAGACGGGGCGAAGGCCCAAGCGGCGGCAACTATTACAACTACGGCCGCTATCAAGTCGTACTCCCGAACGTAAGGGACCACGGCGACTTCCTGCGTGAGCAGGGCCGAATTCTGAGGGGGTTCTAATGACCGCCTTCGCCCTAACGCCCGATACCTTCGATGGCGTAGATATCAACAGCGCCACCTACGAATCGAAGTTCCTACGTGAGTATGACGTACTGTCGCCTGTCACCAGGGAGCCCGTAGAGGTCGAGATACCGGGCGACTACTCCTTCCCGACATCGCCGCGCTCGCAGCCCCAGAGCATCATCCTGCCTATGCAGGTGCGCCTGCTCACTTTCACGCAGGCCGGGCTAGACGCCTTCAAAAAGCTGTTCGACCCGCTCAAGGGCGACGTGATCCTGACCGCCACCGAGGCCACGCCTACCACCTATCGCCTCACCGTCCGCATCGTCGGCGTCAACGCCCGCGAGGATAGCTACGACCGCTTCGTCGTCCGCCTCTACGTCGCCCGCCCCATCTGGGAACAGGATAGCGCACCGGCTCCCGACGTCCAGACCGCCAACGCCACCCCGAAGACATGGCAGGTCACCAACGCCGGCACCGTGCGCTGCTACCCCGTGATCCAGCTCAAGCCGACCGTCGCCAAGAGCCATGCCGTTGACTACCTCCGCCGCTGGCCCGTGAGTATCGCCTCGCGCACCGAGCAGGAGATGCTTTCCACGGACGGCCTCCCGTACCCGATCGACGTGGCGGACGATTCGCTGGACACCGCGACGGAGGCGGGGGCCAGCCGCCTACAGGCCGACGGCGATGACCTCCGGGTCCTCATCGATGGTACTGAGGTGCGACGCGACCTGGACGGCGTAGGCGGCGCCACATGCAAGGTGTGGGCGAGCGCGAGCTGGAAGCCCAAGTTCTCATTCACGCTCGCCGCCGCCATGACCGCTGTGAGCCCGGCGAACGGGGAGAGCTTTGCCGTCGCAGAAGAGAACGGCCTGGCCCTGGAGCCCGAGGCTGGCTTCGTGATAATTGATGATGGGGTTCCTGAGGTCATCTACTACGGCGCCCGCACCGCCCAGGAGTACCAACAGATACTCAGGGGCTCTCGGGGCACGACGGCCGCCATACACGCCATCGGCGCCACCGGCTACCGGCGGGAGCACGACATCTACATCCTCTCCGACTACACGGCCGCCACGGAGCCCAACGGCTCGGACGTGGACCGCAAGCCGGTGATCGACCTGGCCCTCTCCACCAACCTGAAGCACGTCTACGCCGGCCCCTTCACGGCCATCGGGACCTACCGCGGCGGCCAGTGGGTGCGGCGATACACCAATGACCATCTCCTATCGCCCACCCTGAGCTTCTACGATGATGGGGCGACCGCTGAGTTTCGGGACATCGCGCCGTCTGCGGACGCCCTTCAATTCAACGGCCTAGAACTCTACATTCCTTGTGGCATCAAAGCCGCCGCCGGGGCTATCGAGCACGACATAACCGTAGAAGACATCCTGACGCTGGAAGTCCTCAGCAGGGACTTAGAGGGCTTTGAGTCGCTGCTGGCGCGCTACCACTCGGCCAATGACGGCGCGAACCAGACGATAACGCCAGCCCGTGTCCTCTCGCGCCTCAGATACCGGGCGAACCCGATCGTCCTGACGGGCCTATACAGCGAGGATGATGCGTCTGCCATCATGTTGATGGCGTCCGGCTGGACGAGTCAGCAATTCGAGATCGACAACGATAATCAGATTCGGGCTCTGGTGTTCCGGCTACAACAAGCAGCCTCGCCCGATGGGGATATTCAGATGATCTTGGCCGCCGATGAAAGTGACGTAATCGGCGACTCCCTCATAGACCCTATCACAATCCTGATGACTTCGGTTCCCACGACGCCGGACTACGTGGGGAGTCGCATAGAGACGGTGCTCGCTATCGGCTACGTGAGCGGGACGAAGGGCAAATACTGGGCACGTCTGCGTCGAACACTTAACACGCAGGGCATCGTTTACCTGCTAAGCACAGCGGCAAAGCTCTACACACGCGGCAAGTTGATCATCGCCACTGGCGCCGGCCCCTGGGGACCGAATAGCGGCGGGACATTCGTTGATTATCCGATCTACTGGGACGACACCGCTGTGACGTGGCAGAACCCGGCCAATGCCGCCGCTTCCGATAACGCCTACGCGACCCATGCTGTAGCCGCCGGAAAGTGGCACACCTCCGGCCTCAAGGCGACCAACTTCGGCTTTGCAATCCCCTCCGGCACGGTGATTGAGGGCTTCAAAGCTGAGATAGAGTGTAAGGCGGATGGGGTTGCTGGCAATAGGTGGTTACAGGCCAGTCTCATTAAGGCTGGGGTCGGATACCCAATCGAAGGTTGGCCCACCCAGGTTCTTGAGGGCGTGCCTGAACTAGCAGATGCCTACTATACCCTAGGAGGGCCGACCAACCTATGGCGAGGTGGCGGTACGGTCACGTGGACACCTGCTGACGTAAATGCGTCGACCTTCGGCCTCTGGATTCTGTTTAGTTTCACGGGCGGGCCAGCTCGCACGTTCTCAGTCGATCACATCCGGCTTACCGTCTACGGCCGCCAGGGTGAGGAGGAGATACAGCAAAGTGCCGTCTTCGCCGTTTCGGGCCTCCCAGAAGGTGCCCCCAATACCGATGTACCCACAGGAAGCGGGGCGGAGGTCTCTGTTGACAACGTCGAGCTCACCCTCGACGACGCGACCCCGCGCACGCCGCTCATCGTGCGGGGCACCCAGGAGACGATCTACGCCTTCACAGAGGACGTGCTCTCCAACGATGATACGGGACAGAGCATCACCCTTCAGCGGCCTATCCTCGCCTTGAATGATATCCTGGAGATCGACACCTACAACAAGACGATCAAGCTCATCCCCACGTCCGCTGCTAACCCCACCATTGATGTGCCCTGGGCCTGTGTCTTCAGTGACGAGATCGACTGGTTCACCTTGCTCGCGGGAGTCAACAACCTTCGCTATGTGGCTGGCCAGGGCATCGGCACGGTTGTCGTGACCCTGTCATGGCGCGGGGCCTGGGGATGAGCATCAAGGTCGTCCGGGTCCCGGTAGCGGCGGGGGCCGATGACGGGTATGCCGTTACACCAGGCGGCTGGGTTTCAGCCGGGAATTACGTCCTGGTTGGTCACAGCGGCCTCGCAGCCAACCATGCCTGGATTCGATACGCTGCCGTTAGTATTCCCCGTAGCGCCAAGATCATTCGGGCCTACCTGGACTACACGGGGCACACTACCCAGTCCGGCACGACGGTCAAAAGTACCATCAAGGCCGAGGCCGCTGACAATCCGACGCAGGTTGTCAGTTATGCTGACTTCATCAGCCGGACACGCACAACGGCCTACGTCGACTGGGACAACATCCCCAGCATCGCCGCCGAGGCCCCGGCGAGGAGCCCCGACATACGGCAGGTGATCCAGGAGGTTGTGAACCGGATCGGCTGGGCGGACGGCAACGCCATCAGCCTATTCCATGAGAATGACGACTCAACCGCGAGCGCCTACCGCCAGCTCTATTCCTATGATCGCTCGTCTGCCAATGCCCCCTTGCTGCATATCGAATACGAGGATGGCCAGGGCGGGGCCGCCATCGTCACTGTCCATGACGACTTCCCCTCCTTCGCCATGCTCGCTGAGTTCAGGACGGCCCATGACATCAATCGCCTCCTGGTCCACACGCTGGCCGACAAGGGGCCGGGGACGTTCTCCTTCGCCATCAGCCGCGACGATCCCCAGGCCAACCGCGACACCGTCCGCAAGGGCCTCGTGGTGGCCATCCGGTCGACGAAAGCGGGCTGCCCGCCCTTCCTGGGCCGCATCGACGACGTAGAGCACAAGGACGACGGCACCGTAGAGATCACCGGCCCGGCCTACGCCCAGGTGCTCTTCGAGCGCGCCCTGCCCCAGGACTGTTCTTTCAGCGGCCAGGCTGCCGGCGTCATAGCGATGCAACTCCTGCGGCTCGCCAATAGCCAGAACCCTACCGGCGTCTGGCCCAGCAAGGCCAGCGAGCCCGGCAGTCCGATCCGGGGCGACTTCGACGCGGGGAGCGCCCAGCTCGGCGATGCCCTGAATGACCTCGCCGACAAGACAGGCGACGAATGGTGGCTGGAGGAGATCATCAGCCGGCAGAAGATAGAGATCGCCCTACGCTGGGGCCAGAGACGGGGCCAGGACCGGAGCCGCGAGATCGCGCTCTATGAGGGCAAGCATTTCACCGCCTCCAGCTACAAGGAGACCAGCCAGGGTGTTGCCCGCTCCGCCATCGCCATAGGCGGCGGCGAGGCCGTGAGCGACCGGGCGGCGGCGGCGGCCACGATGGGCCGGCCTGCGTCGGCCGCAGGTAAGGCGGCGGTCATCGGCGGTGCCTCGGAGGTCCAGATGCGCAACCTGGCTGTGGGTATGACGCTGGCACGGGATGTGGTGGTCAACCTGCCGCTCGACACCGATGAGGCCGTGCTGGCCAGCGCCGCACAGAAGGCCCTAGAGGCACCGGCCAACGCCGCTGAGGAACTGTACCTGACGCTGGCCCCATCCGCGCCCTGGGACCTCGGGCTCGGTGATACCTTCACCGCCGTCTTGCCCAACGTCCGCTTCGGGGGTGTCAGCCGGAAGGTGCGGCTGCTATCGCTACAGCCAGATGAAGCGAGCGGCGAGCGCGACGTGGCTGTCCAGGTGGAGTACACCTAGAAAGGAGAAACTAACATGGCAGATAAGTTTGTTAGGTTCGGGCCGGTCGCGCTGACCACGACCTACACGACGAACATCCTGAACTGCAACATCACATCCCTCGCAGGGCCGGTAGGCTTGACGCTGACCCAGCCGCACATGGTCATTCGGCATATCCGAATCGTCAACAAGACAGCATCGGCGGCGACCTTCAGGCTGTGGCTGGGCGCGACGGGTGGGAACGCGGCAGGGACAGAAGTCATCGGCTATGACCTGTCGGTTCCTGCCAACTCGGCCTACGACTGGTACGGCTACCTGGACATGGAGGTTGCCGACTTCCTCGTTGGCGGCGCTGGCACGACTACTGCGCTGACGATTGAGGGCGAAGGAACGATCTGCTTCATCTAGGGGGCTGTGGTGCCAAGAAAGCCGCTTGTTCAAGAGCACCGTGAAGGCTTGGGGCCGTTCGCCAAGCGCATGGATCGGCGCCAGAAACGGCAGGAGCGGGCGACACGGGCGGGGGATATAGCCGTAACCCGCGTCACGGTTCAAGGTGGCGGCGCCGGGGAGACAGGCCCGGCGGGACCAGCCGGAGCCGACGGAGCCTCCATTGTAGGACCGCCGGGATTCGATGGCACGGACGGCTTTGATAGCTTTCCGATTCCGGGAGCAGCGGGAGTCCCGGGGGCCGCCGGCCCGACCATACCCGGCTTTGACGGCACTGATGGCCTAGACGCATCCCCAATCCCAGGGCCGCCGGGAAACTGCGTCGTTGGCCCGATGGGGCCGCCTGGCCTAGATGGGGCTGATGGGCTTGATGGTATTGTTGGCCTGGGAAGCGGTAGTCTCGCTGGACTCGTGGGCGACCTACGCCGCTTCGTAATCCACATCAACGGCGGGGGGGCGGAGATTGCAGACGGCATTGCGATTGAGATTCCCGATATGCCCGGCTGTACCGTGGAGGGTTGGACGCTCGTGGGCAGCCCTTCGGGCAGTCTCGTGCTCGATTTGTGGAGCGATTCCTACGCTAACCACCCGCCCACTGTAGCCGACACCATGATAGCTACAGGCACCAAGCCAACGCTTTCTAGCGCCGTGAAGAACCAGGACCTCACGGTTGACTGGGCGGATATCACGATAGCGGCGGGGGCCACGCTGACGGTGAACGTAGACTCCTGTACTACCTGCGAGTTCGCAACGCTGACTTTGAGGTTACGGATGACATGACAGCCCGCCGGAGCGAAGCCCGAAGACGCAGAGACCATCATCGAGGAGCGGCTGGTTAGTTACGCTGCTGGCAGGATGGGCAGTAGAGGACTTCGGTCAGTTCGCCCGAAGGCAGCGACCGGAGAGTGCGGAAGATTCTACAGGAATGAAATGGACAGAACCATTCACCCGGCTTGATGTCATTGGGCAACGAAACCTGAATGACCTGCCAGCCCTTCTTGTCATAATCCAGCGGTTGCTCGCGGGATTCGCCGTAGTGAATGGACATCTCGCTGGCAGTATAGAGGAATTGTCATGGCCCGTCTAGCGACCATCAAAGACGCAGCCTACATCGACGAGCGCCTGCGTAGCCGCAAGCAGGTATGGGCATGGGAGGCTATTGAGAACGCCATCACTAGCGAGCGGTATATTTTCGTCGTTGACCCGCCCCTGGGCTGCTTCTGGGCGACGCTGGACGAGAACGACAAGACGCTGGTACACGCGGGCATCACCATCAGCGACGGCACCGACGCCGGGATCAGGGCGCTCTACAAGGCCGCGCTTCTCAGGGCGAAAGTAGTCTGGCCCCGGGCCACAACCCTGCGAGCCCTCATAGACCCCGCCGCGTGCGCTGCGGACGCCCATCGGGGAGCGACCCAGATTGTCGGGATGCCCGCCGTGGACCAGGTTGACCGTTGGCAGGTGCTAGAAATCAAGTGGGCCGCGCTGCTAAAGGCGGTGGGGGTGAAGGCATGAGTTGGGCTGGCGAATGGGCTGATGACCGAAACGACGTTGAGCGCCCCTGGCACTGGCTAAGGGCGGACCCGCGCAAAATCCGCGCTGACCTCTACGAGGCCGCCTGCGGGACACCTGCACAACCTTGCACCTATGGGCCGGTTCCCCATGACATGCGTTGCCTGAGGTGCCTTGAGCTGGCGGGCGATGAGATAGCGGCCTATGACGAGGACAACAAAGGCGTGGTGTTCGCATGACCGTCGCTGCGCCCCTGTACATCCAGTATCTAGGTGGCGAGAGCCGGACCCTCTTGGTGGACGGTTCATTGGGTCTAGCTACTCCTGCCGGTTGGGCTAATGTCACATCGCCCATCAAGAGCGGCGTGGGTGCTATCCGCATCAATGTAAACGGTAGCCAGGCGGCACTAGCCGGAGCGGTCATATCGTTTGAGAATCTTCATATAGGCCACTGGCACGCCTGGGCCGTACAATCCGGCATTCCCTCACTCGCCTATTGCTTGACAGGATGCCTAGCGGCGGGGGGCAACCTTCTGGGCCTTGAAGTCGGCACTGATAGCAAGATATGCCTCGTCAAGATGGCTGCTGCCTGGGCCGACCGGGTTGCTCTCACAGGCTGGTCAACCGATGCCCTGGCGACGGATGACGCCACGTTCAAGGAAGTCAGCCTCTTTATAGACCCCCTGACAATCAGCACAAGCCATGTCTGGGCAACGTTATTCATCAATGATGTTCAGCAGTGGTCGGTGGACATCGGGGCATTTCCCAATGGTGCGGGTGCTCATGTGATGTACACCTGCCCTGCCGTGGCGAACGCAGCCATTTATGTAACCCTAGATGATGTAGCTGGCCTGTCAACCACCACCACTGCTGACGCGCCCCACCTGAAAGACTGGCCCAAGCCCGAGGTTCACCGCCAACTCCCCATCGCGGACACGGCGGAGGACGACTGGACAGGCTCGCCAGAGGCAACTGACCAATACAAGAACTGGGCTGACGCCACCGGCCCCGACGACGACACGAGTTACAACCGGAACATCACGCCCTGGGCGAACAGGCACCAAGTCAGCGACGGCCAGACCGAGGCGACGGTGGGGATTGACACGCACACGGTCATACAAGGTATCAGCGAGGCTGGCCCCGTGGGCAACATCGTCCACCGCGACGAGGGCGACGGAACAAAGTGGGCGGGGGCCTTTTATAACAGCCTGGGAACCGCCGCCACCGTGCCACGCCCTGGCGGAACCTATCTGGGAGTCCCCGGTCAGTTCTACAAGTCCGGCGGTTGGGTCATCACCGACATGACCGCCCTAAACTTCGGCTGCCAGGTGCCGAACGGGGCCTCGCATAACATAACCTGGCGCGTGACCATGTGCATGATGCAGTGGCTCACCTACGTCAACGTGTACGACCACAGCCTGTTCACCACGCCGACCCTGCCAGGGGGCGGCGGGCGCAGTTGGGCGACGGTGATCTAGGGGGGCATGATGGACGAGGAATGTGGAGATAGCACGCCGATTCCGAATCAAGGGAGACCTGCCGTTGATCCTCATCTTGATGAACGAGCAGGAGGGTGCTGTGTACTGCCCCAAGCGATGGCTTGCGCCGCCCACATCAAAGCCGGCGGCTGGGTCGCCCTCTTGGAACCATTCGCTGTTACCCGCCCGGGAGAACGAGGGGCGCAAAGAGAGTTCAGGCTAGTGGCGCTGATCGGAGGGAACTGAATGGCCCCAACGCAAGGTGAGCGGCTGGCCACAGTGGAGCAGAAGTGCGTCGAGATACACGAGTACCTCTTCAACGGCCTGACGCATCGGATGGGGCGGATCGAGACCGCCGTCTATTTGCTCGTGCTAGGCGTGGCCGGAACGTTGCTGGCAGTAGTTTTGGAGGTGCTGACGCGATGAACCCTCGCATCGCGTGGGGCGTCTGGGCGCTGTCTGGGCTGGCCCTGGAGATATGGGCCGTCTGGTTCAACAAGCAGAGCGGGGACACACTCACTGAGCAGGTACGCTGGATCATCTCCCATCCCTGGTGCTGGTGGGCAGGAGCGGGCCTTGCAATCTGGGCAGCCGGTCACTTCTTCTTCGGCTGGCGATAACTGGTGCCCGCCGCACTCGAGCACCGACCTGAGCGCGGTGAACCGCTTCAGCCCGGCAGGGCAGGACTGGATCATCGGCCTGCTGGCGCGGGCGCTAGGGGGCCGGGGGCCGAGGGGAGAGGACTATGGCGATCCTAGAAGGCCGGTGGGGCTGGTGGAATCTAGGGAGGGGCATAGTTAGCCAGGAACCGTTGCGCCTTGACGGAGAACGGCGCTATGGCTTGGCACAATTCGGTCACTCGTTGCTTTCCCGTCAGGTTCCAAGAGATGAGCAATTTCCCGCTGTGGCCGCCAGGGTTCCAGATTCGGATATTGCCAGCCCTAGTCAACCGGAGGATGGCGGCTATGCACTCCACTCCCTCTGCACTCTCAAGTTGCATAGCTACGCCAGCGCGCCTAGACCACCGGGAACCCGGCTGCGCCTTTGGGAGAAAGAAGTTAATGATCCAGCCATCAGCATCAATCAGGGCACCAAGGTAGGCGGCGCCAATCGTGCCGATCTTCACCATCGAGCGATCTCCCCAGAGATGCAACCGGGAGCAAGCGAGACATCGCTTCGCCCCGTGCCCGCCCAGTTTGCCCCCGCAGTCAAGGCAGGTGCCGGCGTGATCAAGATGATATTGTCGGCAGTACGCTCGGCGGACTTCAGGACTCTTATGCGGCATGACATCAGTATAGCATCTGTACGTGTATGTGGGCAAGCCCAGGGAGGCGCATAATGATCATCGCCGAGGGTCGGGGCGCGTGGTGGAATTCCTACGGTTCGCTTCCACTTGATGAGTGTGTGCAACGGGCCGTAGATGCCAAGTTACGCTTCATGGTCATAAAGTACGGACACCCTGATGTTGAAGTGGCCTTTACGAGGGCCAATATTCCCTTCCTTATCGAGCGCTACGTCTACCCCAACAATCCAGAGGGCGAGGCCCAGAAGTTGGCGAACGCGGTAGACGCCGGTGCCGTAGCCGCTGTCATCAACGCCGAGGTCGAGTGGGAACGACTGGGCGCAAACGCGATGCAGACCCTTATCGCAGCCTTCCGTGCTCGGCATCCGACCGTTGAACTCTACGCCTCAGTAGACACGCGGGGGAACCGGCTGAATCTTCCCTACCAGCAGGTCCTCCGTCGCCACATCACTGGCTGGCTTCCGATGATATACCCCAAGACATTCGGGCAGGGCGTCGCCAAAGCCTTCTCTGCCTGCCTGGACGGCAAGGACTTCGGCGGCATTCCTATACTCCCCACGATCCAGACCTACGATGGGGTCGGGGCCGCCGCGGTCGCCGAGCAGGTGCAAGAGGTCAACCGGCGCGGCCTCCTAGGCTGCCAAGCCTACACGATAGCCCACGCCACCGATGCGGAATGGGCGGAGTTCGCCCACCAGGAGGATACCATGAGCGAAGCGGAGAAGAAGGAGCTGGCTATCCTGCGGATGTGGCTTGACCTGGGGAAGGCGTGGGCGAATGGCGATCTTCAACTTCTCTCAAACAAGCTGGCCGTTGTCGGCGTGAGGCCCACAGTCTAAGGAGGTGTCGGCCATGCCGAGTGGGGATCAAGAGATTCCGCCTAGACAAACCATTGCCGGAATCACCCGTCGTCATCATCCTAGAGGCATCCGACTGGACCGCCGTCTACGTCTGGAAGCGCGACGTGGGTATAACCGCTACCTCGACCCCTGGCGAATCCTCCGCGCCCCCTGGCGAGAATGGGTCATCGTCCTGACGGTGCACGGCGTCGGGCCCTGGTGGCAACGATCTAGAGATGACCGGCCAGGTCCAATTCCCGCTGCTGATCCAGCGCCCGCGCCTGGGCCGTGTAGGCCGCATACTCCCCCGCCTGCTTCAGCGTCTCATGACCCAGAATGACCCTCAGCGCGTCCAGGTCCCGGCTTTGCTCTAGGAACATGATCGCAAACGTGTGCCTGAAGCCGTGCGGGTGAATCCGCCCCAGGCTGGCCTCCCGAGCGCGGCGGTGGATCATCGCCTCTATGGCCGCGATCTTGATCGGCCAGACAGGCCCTCGGTGCCCGTTCAGGTGATTCCGTAGAGCCGTCATTACTGCTTGGCCGGGCGCGATGTACCTCTCCTTGGCCCCCTTCCCATGCACCAGGATTGTCCCGCCTTCCCAGTCAATGTCCTCAGTCCGCATGGCGGCCAACTCCCCGACACGGACGCCGCTTCCTATGAGGGTCAGCAGCATCGCCCTGTCACGCTGGCCCCGGCGCGGGTCATTCTCGGTGGCGGCAAGGAGGGCGCGGAGCTCCGCCGGCGTGTAGGGCCTATGTGGGACGGGGTGAACAAGGCGCAGCTTGAGGCCGTCGGTGGGGTTCTCACGGCGCCGACGGGTCGCCATCAGCCAACGGTAGAAGGAACGGAGGGCGGAGATGGAGCGCTGGTTAGTGGTGAGGCTCCAGTCTTCGAGGCGGCCTGCGACCCAGCGATGAACCTGGCTCTGCTTGGCCTTGTGCGCGCTAGTGCCCCGAGCCTCGCACCACCGCTCGAACAGGCCCAGGGTGTAGAGATAGCCGAGGATGGTAGTGCGGCTATGGCCGGTGGCTAGGAGGTGGAGCCGGAACCCGTCCTTGGTTTCCGCCCATGAGGAGGCGGACATGGGGAGTCACTTTCCGGCGGGGTAGGCAATAAGCCTATGACATAGAGGAGGAAGCGGATTCTAGCGAGCATCGGGTGGCTCCGGCGGGGTGAAGGGGATACCAAAGCGCTGCTCATAGCAAAGTTGGGTCGCCCTTGCGAAGGCAGCACAGACTCCAAAGGATGGGAAATGTCGGAGTTCCTCGCCATCATGCCAGAGCCACAAGTCCTCAGTGACGTGGGGGCCAGTATGGCCAGCGTCAAGGCAGCATTCATAGAGTGGCCTATCTGAGGGTGTAAGAGCTGAAGGTGAATAGGCCACAAAGGCGGGACAGGGCGGAACCTCAGTCATCGCTTCCCTCCGGCGGGGTAGGGTTTCACCTTCGCCATTCCTTTAGGAATGCGCGGATTCTAGCGAGCATCGGGCATCACTTCCTCACCGGCAGGCAGAGGTCATGGGTGGGCGACGCAGTATGGCGTGGGCACTCGCGGATAGGGCCAGTACGGCGTCGGGCTCCGGCAGTCATGGTCCCGACAGCACCAGACTGGGAGGGCCGGCGAGTGCGGCGTAGGGTGGGCCGACGCTATGCTTCCCAGGGTCCCTATGCCCATCCCGAGGACTAATAGCAGGGCCAGGATTCTTGCTCGCATGTCAGTCTCCTTGCGGCGGGGTATTGCCGTTGGCAGCATAGGCGGCGAGGGCCAGGTCGCGGTAGGGGATGCCGAGAGCGCGTCCTAGGCCCTGTAGGGTCTCTGGCGTGGGCCGTCCGATGTCACCACGCTCGATGTCACGAATCGTATTGAAACCGACATCGGCTAATTCGCCAAGAGCCCGGAGGCTAAGCCTCTGCGCCTCTCGCGCTGTGCGGATCATCGTTCCTAGTTCCCCCATAGCAACAGTAAATGTACGCCGTCCCCGAACGGAAGTCAAGGGGCTAGCCATATCAGTTTCCCTTTGCCAACTAAACACCGACTTTATTGCGAAATGCCGAAATCGGGTTGCCCCCTATTGACAAGTCCGCTAGCGGCGTACATAATCCCCTGTGAGCCGGTGGCCCGAGGCAGGGATGCCTGCCAAGAAGGGCCGGGCCATCAGGCTCCATGAGGTAGACATGACGGACCCCGCCATTCCGCTTACACCTCTTGCTTCAGGGCAGCCCCCTTTAGAGAAATGGAATCCTTCGGGAACCGTTCTGTCCTATGAATGCGGCCACACGACCGACGCCGCGACCGGCCTCCGCATAGGCTCGGTGCCCGCCGGCGCCCCCCCCAAGGAAATCCTCACCGTCTGCCCGGAGTGCGCGGCGAAGGAGCCGCGGGGGAAGCGGACGAAGCCGTACGACTGGTCAGACATCACGGGGCACTCGATATGAAGCCCTACTACGAGCGGGACGGCGTGACCCTCCTCCACGGCGACTGCCGCGAGGTGCTGGCGACCCTGCCCGCCGAGAGCGTGTCGTGCTGCATAAGCTCTCCTCCCTTTTGGGGTTTGAGGAAATATTCGTGCCCGCCGAGCATCTGGGGCGGCGATCCGGGGTGCCCGCATAGGCTCGACAGCACCACGGGCGCCGAACCGGCTGTTGGGAATAAGCGCCAACTACCACATGGCGACGGGCGCAAGAATGACTGTTATGCGGGCGAGCGCATCCCCCATCCTGCCTCTGTGACCGGCGGTTACGCGGGCCGCAAGCGGTGGCAGCATGACGGCGTGAGCCGCCAGGAAACGCCGGAAGCGTGGGTGAAGGAGGCGGGCCACCATCAATGCGGCAAGGTAGGCGACCATTCATCCTTAGAGGGCGGTAGTCAGCGGCCAGAGGGTGACGATGCGGCCGTGGTCACACCGGAATCCGCCACCTGCTCCCTCTGTGGTGCCTGGCGCGGGTGGTACGGTTTGGAGCCCACCGTCGCCATGTACGTCGAGCACACCATCGAAGTGCTGCGGGCCATAAGAAGGGTGCTCAGGAAAGACGGATGCTGCTGGTGGGACCTGGACGACAGCAGGGGCGGCGGCAGCGGGCAGAATTGGGATGCTGGTACGGATCATCATAGAGGTGGGCACCCAACTGGCGGCTGGATCAAGAGTGACAAGAAACACGGTCTGCTGCCCAAGTCCCTCTGCCTGATTCCGCAGCGCGTGGCGATAGCGGCCCAGGACGACGGCTGGATCGTGCGCTCGCAGGTGATCATTCCCTCATGGATGCCAGAGTCGGCGCGTGACCGCCCGACAGACGCCTATCGCGTGGTGCTGATGCTGTGCAAGAGCCGCAAGTATTACTACGACGCGGCGGCCGTGAGGGTGGCGACGGCGCGAGATTATAGAGAAGACGGTGCCCGTGCTGCTGGTGACAACGCCTACCAAGAGGGCCGAGGCAGACTCGGAGTGTTCACCGATGGCACCTACTCAAACGCGGGCTCCCCCGACGGTCTCCGCTCGCTCGGCAACATCTGGGCCGACATTCCCCCTTCCGCCTACCCTGCCGCCCACTTCGCTACGTTCCCGGTAGAGGAGCCGGAGCGGTGCATCAAGGCTTCCTGCCCCGCCGAGGTTTGCGTGAAGTGCGGCAAGGCGAGGGTGAGGATCGTCAACGTCAAGAAGGTACTGGAAGACGACAAGGCACGGAGCTACATGCCCGAAGGCCCAGCGCGCCTCGGGGCCCACAGGGACGCCCTAAGACGGGACGGCCACCGACACGATAACCCCTTCCAAGAGACGCATGAGGAGGCTGGCTGGACGGACTGCGGCTGTGAGTCGCCGGAGTACGAGCCCGGCCTCGTCCTTGATCCCTTCGTTGGCACCGGAACCACCTGCGTCGCCGCCGTCAAGCTGGGCCGCCGCTGCATTGGGATCGACGCCTCCGAGGAATACCTGAGGCAAGCCCTGACGCGGCTGACGGTGGGGGATGCGGGCGTGCGGCTGATGGTCAAGGCCGAACGCGACGGCGTGAAACAGGAGTCCTTATTGTGACGCCTAACCCTGCCCTTCCTGCCCTCCGTTGCCCGCCCGAGGCCAGTCTGCCGTCGTCCTCGCCACCAGCCCCGGCGGCAGGCTCTCGGGCGGAAATAACGAGATGTCGCCTATGTGGGGCACTGTTCACCTATAGGGATCGGACCTTCGAACTGTCCCGTCTCTGCCCTGTGTGTGACTACAGGCTCAGGTTGCGGCACTGGGAACGGCAGGGCATCTGGTGGCGTGACATCTATGTTCGGACATGGTTGTCCAGCGAATGGGAAATAAGATGAAGGTCTCCTTATCATCACCAGCCCCGGCGGCGGGCTCTCGGGCGGATTCTTGGGTGCCGTGTCCACGATGCCGCATGGGCTACCTGATCCGAGAGCTTGATGGCGACGCCTCTTGTTACGTCTGCGGGGTGGTCATATACGGTATGGTGCCTGACCAGCGGGCCCCCCGGGGGAGTCCAGCGAAGTGCGGGAAGGTCGTGCTGTGAGCGCATATCAAGCCCGCCGGCACTATGAGGGCACAGTCGTCGCCGAGTCCAAGTCCCTCCTGGACATCGAGTATCTCCTGCGCCTCCACGGCGTCCAGACTGTGCGCTGGACTACGGGCGTGGACCTGATTCGCATCGAGTTCGCCTGGCCGTATCAGGGGCAAGACCTCGCCTTCCGTATCGACCTGGCGGTGCCAGCAAAGGACCGCGCAGGCTACGACCTCATGGGCCAGAAGCGCGATCAGGAACGGCGCCGGCTGCTCCGGGTGCTCCTGAACCATATCAAGGCAAAGTTGGTGGCCGTGGAGGATGGACTGGTTGACCTGGAGCGGGAGTTCCTGCCCTACCTCATCGGCAAGGGGGGGCCAGACGATGGGCGAGGTACTCACCGAGCATCTGAAGGCTGGCAATCTGCCTGAGACCTACCCACTCTTGGAGGGGCCACGGTGACGACGCGGAAGTTTGAGGTTGGCGACTACGCCCGCCCGCTGTACGTGCAGCCCTATGTTGACTGGCTGCGCCTGGGTCGGCCCCTCAAGGTGATGGCCATCATTCCCTGTACTCATGGCGGCCATTGTTACTATCGCTTCTCTTCGCGCAGGGGTCGCCCTGCCGCGGAAATACGGAGTGACCGGCTCAGGACGCTAGCACAGCGGTATAGACGGGATGGGCGGGTAGATTTCCATGATTCGCCGTCCCCGGCCAGTGTCGGCGATTGTGGGCTAGCTAGGGATTAAGGTTAGCAATTATGACTGACCCGGAACTTTGCCCCATCCCGCCTGACGCTGGTGGGTCATTTCTGGGGTTCTATGGCCTGGGGAATCCCTGGACGATCTGGCTGCTTGGCACCCTCTCCGAACTATGCGCGCTGACTCCCCGCGAACTCCAAGATCCAGCGAGGGCACCGTATTGTCCCGAAGGGTCTATCTGGAATCCGCATCGGATGGTCTTCCGGCCTACAGGCTGGGTCTGTTACCGCCATGAACAGGTTGTGGATGGCGAGGTGGTACCCGAGTCAACAGTCCGCCTGCCCTTCGAGTCTCACATACCACGGGCCCCAGGGGGAGACGCCCTTGCCCACGTCGGCGACGGCAAGATTCTGGAAACGCTAGATGACTGACTACCGGCTCGCCTACTGCGTCAACGGCCACGGCTACGGCCAGGTCGATGAACGAGGGTACTGTCTCCGCCGCTGCCTACGCAGCCGGAAGGTGAGACGTCAGATGGGGATCAGGAAGGAGGTGCCTAGCAGACTCAGGCTTACCAGCACCGTAGGAGATGTGTCGCCATAAGAAGCCGGGAGCCCGCCTTGACGCTGGGTCAGGACGGGCTCCCATACCAGTAGATCAACGGACACTAGGAGCATAATCGATGGTTCAACAAAAGGTCAAGACCAAGTTCACACAGCAGGAGGCCATCGAGGCCATCCTGAACGCGACAAAGGATGGTGGGCTGGCCTTGGAGGATCGCGTGATCCTCATGGGCGGCATCATCCGCGAACAGCAGGATCAGATTCGCCAAGAGCAGCAGGTAAACGCGGCGCTGCTCGGCTGGTTCAAGAAGTTCCGGGCGCTGACGTGCAACGCTGCCTTCTATCTGGCCATGCCAGGGTCCGAGGCGGCGCCATTCACGGCTTTCGAGTCCACTAAGGACGGGTGCCCCGGCCTGCACTTCCATGAGCTCCTAACACCCGAAGCCCGCAAGGCCCTCGGGGAGCTGGCTTACCTTGACACGAGCAAGTACGCGCCGGCCTCAGCCCCAGCAGGACACGTGGGGTTCATCATCGAGGGCACGGGCACCGGCGAGCCGCCTGTCCCGCCGCGGTACTCTAGCCGCCCTGGCGCGATGCATCGTGGCCCTAGCGGGCTGCCGGCCACGGGGGCGAGGCGGTCATGAGCGAGCAGACACCGGGACCGTGGCACGTAGACAAGACTCTCAAACGATTTGTCTACAGCGCCGATGGCAACCTGATAGCAGATGCAAGTGACTACCGTGAGTACGAGGAGGCATTAGCCAACGCCCGCCTGATAGCCGCCGCGCCCGACCTCCTAGTGGCGCTAGAAGCAGCGCGGCGGGCAATGGATGAGTTAAAGCGCCGTTACCGGGTGGAAACTGGCGGATGGTTCATCGCCGACTTGTTAGGCGCTGTAGGTGATGACAATCACTGGATACACATCATCGCCAATGCAGAGACGTTGACCCATGAGGCCATCGCGCAAGCCACCGACCTGGGGCCGGTGTTGGATGAGGTGAAGGAGAAGTAGCAATGCCGATTCGCAACGTCTCTGACCGTCCGCGGATGCCCCGCCTCGGAAAGATACGGTTGGGCCGGAAAGTAGACAGCGGCAGAGGGACGCAATATCCCAAGGCTCTCGATCATTTCCTCTGCCCGCCCGCAGTTCTGGATACACTCAAGGGCAAGGTTCCCTTGTGTGATGGCTCCTGTAAGGAGGAACCGGGTCCAATTGAATTGCCCATCATGTTCCTGTCGAACGATATGGAGAAGGTGGCCTCCCAGTGGTTCCGCTCCTACAAGGCCACTGTGGGCCTCGTCTGCAAGGGCGACGGCTACAGGGCGGACGCACTGTTTGATCGTGAGGCACTGACCCGCGCTAGCGGCGATATCACGCAGCCCATTCCTGTCGATGTATGGGCCAAGCATGACTCCAAGCAAACCGTGAGGCGTGATGACATCGAGTGCTGGGGACAGGGGTACGAGGATCACCCGGCGTGTCCGGCCTATGACGCTGCGAAGTGCAAACGGCTCATGATGCTGCAATTCGCTATCCCGCAGGCTCCCGGCCTGGGCATCTACCAGCTCGACACATCAAGCGTCAACTCGATCCTGAACATCAACGGCTTCTTCGAGTATCTGGCGATGCTGACGGGTGGGCGCGTTGCCGGCATCCCTTTGCTGCTCAAGGTCGTTCCCCAGGACGTGGCACCCAACGGGAAGAAGAAGACCGTCCACGTCCTACAGGTGTCATCCCGGTTCGGCTTGGCCGAGTTGGCCGAGAGCATGACGAAGCCCGTCATCGAGGCACTACTACCGGAGCCCCACCCGGAGCCAGAGGAGGAAGAGACACCGGAAGGCTTTTACTCGGAGGAGGAGGCGCAGCAAGAGATCGGCCAAGAACAGGAGCCGGCACCACCCCCCGAGGAGGCACCCGCCAAGGCCACGCCGCGGCTCAACACCAACGCCGACCTGTTCAACGCGGGCCTCAAGCTCGGCTATAAGAGCAAGGGGCACATCCTGACGGCGCTGGGCTACCGGAGCGAGATGGACATCACGGATCGGGGCGCTGACTACAAGCGGCTGCGGGAGATGGCTGGCAAGTGAACAACCACCAACTCGCCCAGGCCGGCTATGGAGGCGGGCACAACTGGAAATCCCGGGCTGAGGCGCTGCGGAAGGCCCTGCGACACCGGCACTACCGGCGCCGGATACGCCGGCTGCTACAAGAGGCAGTGGTGGCGTGGGCGTGATTCGAGTCTTCCCGCGTCGCACAAGCATGACGCCCACGGACCCGATGGCTGTCGTGGGATTTCCCGGCCTCTGGCGGCCAGTAGCAGATGAGGTTCATGTGTCTGTGGCCTTCGCCTGGGACATTGAGCGGGGCCGGCAACTGGCCGCTGACTGGTCCCAATACTACGCCGTCGTGAAACTTGGCGGTCCGGCTCTCCACGGTGAGGGCGACGACTTCCAGCCGGGCATGTACCTAAAGGAAGGCGTGACGATAACGAGCCGCGGCTGCGTACGCGAGTGTCCGTGGTGCATCGTGCGTGGGCGGATGCGGCTACTCGACATCAAACCAGGGTGGATCGTCCAAGATAACAACCTCCTGGCGACTGGCCGGGCGCATCTGTCGCGGGTCTTTCAGATGTTGCACCAGCAGGGCCGCCCGGTCACGTTCGCTGGCGGCCTAGATGCTCGCCTACTGAAGGATTGGATGGCCGAGGAGATCCGGGGCCTCAAGGTGGGCCAGGTGTTCCTCGCTGCTGATTCTGAGGAGGCTCTGCCCGATCTCCGCCGCGCCCTTGGACTCCTAGCATTCCTGCCACGATACAAGAAACGCTGTTATGTCCTCTGGGGTTTCGCCCATGAGCCATTGAGTAAGGGCGAGGAGCGATGCCGCGCGGTCTGGGAGATGGGGGCGATGCCGTTTGCCCAACTCTATCAGCCGGTAGGGGGCCAGATTCTATGGCCGCGTGACAGTCGGGCACAGGTTCGCCGATGGCAGCGGCCAGCGATCACGAAGATGGTGGCGAGTGAGGTACCCGCATGATCCTCGTCCCGCAGCCGACGCGGGCCTGGTATCTCACGTCCGAGGGCTGGAAGAGGGTCTTCCTTTTCCATGAGACACTCGAGTTCTCGGCCGACTGCTGGCGGGCGCACTTGCAGGCCGTCTGCGAGGCGGCTGAGGGTAGGACGGTAGCCGCGCTGGAACGGCAAGAAAGGGAATCGTGATGGTCACAGCAACAAAGCAGCCACAGCGGGCCTTCGATGAGCATGAGGTCCAGGACGTCGGGCTTGAGGCGCTGCTCGGGGACTACTTCGACGCCCGGGAGGCTGTGGCCGATCCCGCCGCCTGGTTTCGGCGGGCGAAGAAGGCGCTGAAGACGGCGGTCGCCGAGAAGCCTGGTCTCTTGGATCGCATCCTTGATGGCGGGTTCGTTCGCGTCGGCCCCTACGTCCTCAGCGGCAAGTCCCTAGAGGGCGGGCCCGTCGAGATCCCGGAGTGGACGAGTTGGACGCCGAAGGTGGCAAAGGCAGGGAAGGCGATGGAGGCATGAGAGCTTCGCCCTTCGCCTCCAGCCCTGGGAAGAAACACCAGCAGGCGACCGCCAGGAACCAGCGGCAGGCGTCGGCTAGTAGCCCAGGGTTGGCGGCGGCGGGTGAGGCCCGCTAGGCAACTGTCCGCACGACAGTAGCCTTGACGATCCGGCCCGATATGGCCCCGCCCGCCGCGCATGGGCCGGCTGCGCCGGAGAAACACCTGTCCATTGTTCGCATCAATGGGCAGACCCGCTCACTCTGGCGCAGCGGCCCACCAAGGAGGCATGACATGGCACTCAGAACCAAGGAACGCGGACTCCTCACTACGGCTGACGCCTTTCACCTTGCCTTCACTATCATGGACTTGCAGAAGTCAGCTCACGGGGGCTCTCTGGAATGCTCTATCGGCTGCGTGCCTTGCCTCCGCATGGAGCGTGCCTTGGGCCGCTGGCTTGCGGCTCATGCTGCTAGCGAGAAGGAGCTAGACGAGTTGGAGGAGGCGCGGGCATGACGACGATCTGGATAATCACCCTGGTTCTCCTCGGCGGCGTTCTGTTGTGGGGCATCTGCCGTGTCTTGGCGGCCGGGTTTGCGTTCGCCTACTTCGAGCGCGAATATGCGGACCTGATCGGTATCGTGCAGGGCAAGGTACAAGCTGACAGGCGGTTTGCGCTCACCTTTAGTTGGTTCGGGCCTTTCGCGCTTGCAACGGTGGTATTTGTGCGTGGCTTTCGCCACGGCTGGATGAATCCGTGGAATGTCAGGCCATGAACCCAATGGAAGACCTGCTGCCATGACTCGCTACCGCCAGGGCTACCGCTTTGAGCTACGCGTGAAGCGCGACATGGAATCGCGTGGCTGGTGGGTCATTCGCGCTGCGGGTAGTCATGGCCCCGCCGACCTCGTGTGCTTGAAGGCTGGAGAGCCACCGCTGCTCATTCAGTGCAAGGCCGACTCCGTGTCTCACAAGCGCGAGGGCATCGCGCTTGCCGCCCTGACCGAGAGCATCGGGGCTGAGGCCCTGCTGGCCCTGAGAGTACGGCGGAGGCTGGTCTACCGACCAGCAGACAAGGACAAGATGCTCACCCCCTGGGTGTGGACTGCCCCGCAGGTCGAGTCCGGCGAGGCGGAGGTGAGCGAGGCGGTACGGAGTTAGGGGTGCCACTGCGGCCTGCCGTCGTTGCTGCCAAGTGGGCAAGGCTGGCAAGAGCCCTCCAGGACAATGAGGACATACACATGCACATCGTTGCGACTCGGAGCTGGGAGTACCCCCACGTGGTTCTAGCCTTTCGGTACGACAAGCGGGTGTGCGGCACAGAGCGGTGCCACCTGCTGAAAGAGTTTGTATCGAAATGAAGCACGACGAGCACCTGCGCGCCCTGGTTCAGCATGGTTACGGCATCGAGGTAGGAGCATGAAGATCGTCTACATCGCTGGCCCGTATATGGGGAAGACCCATGATTCCTACGCATACCATGAGATTGAAAGGAACATCGCCGCCGCTCGCGAGGCAGCCGCCGCGCTCATCCGCGAAGGTTACGGCTTCTTCTGTCCCCACCTGAACAGTGCTCATTTCGAGGTCATCACGCCCGAGGTCGAGGCCGATTTCTGGCGGGACATGGACATGCGATTCCTGGAAGTTGCCGATGCCATGCTCTTGCTCGAAGGCTGGGAGCACAGCCAGGGAGCCAAGCGGGAACGGATTGCTGGGCTGGACAGCGGCATTCCTGTTTACTACAGCGTGCCCGAATTAGTGGCGGACATGGAGCCATGAACAAGAACATGGCCGCCATCGGCCCGCTGGACTGCCGCGCGGCAGGGTGCGCGGGACAAGTAGGCGGCACACATCAGTCCTTTGCCCAGCGTGCAGCAACCAGAACCTGGGGTTTCGTCGGCAAGTATCACGTCACCGATGAACGAGGTGATGGTCTGTGCTGCCCATCAATTGTGGATGAGCCAGAAGTGAATCCGCCCCAGGAGGCCATCCTGGTCTGCAAGCGTGCCCTAAAGATGCTAGCCCAAGAGGTCCTGCTGTGACCGCTGACCCGCGTGCGACGGCAGGGTGCTGCCCATGAGCTATGTCCACCCGACCTCTGAGGATCGGTGCTGCAACATCTGTGGCAAGCTGGCGGCGACTCACGCCCGCTGTGGCCAATGCGGCATCTTCATCGGGCCCGACCACGCGATCACGGCGCTAGTGGACGGACAGCACTGCTTCACGTGCCGGCGGATGCTCGACAGGTGGGAGGCGGCAGAGGCAAGGATAGCCCAAGGCCGCGAGATGCGTCATGCCGCGATGAGCCCGCAGGGAGGGCGACGATATGGCTAAGTGGCGGTGCCTTCATAACACAGTAAGTCTGTCCATCGCCCTGAATGAGGCTAGTGCGCATGACGCTCTCTTCTACACCTGGGGGATTGCCCACACTGACGCTTGGGGTCTTTTGCGCCAAGACCAGGCAAAGGGCATGGTATTTCCCCAACGTAGTACCCGAGCCAAGGTCGCCACCGCCATCGAGCGCCTCATAGAGATGAAGAAACTTTGCGTCCAGCATGGCGCCGGCTATGACTGGCTTCACTGGTGTCACTTTGAGAAGTACCAGGGGGAGATCACCCGTCGCCACCGTCCTGCGCCACCCTTCGCTTTCATCTGTCCAAACGAGAATGGCGAACATTTACGGACAGCGGCGATCACTGCCGATCATGATCGGCCTACCGTACCGTACCGTACCGTACATCACAAGACCACAACCCCCCCTACCCCCCCAGTCGGCGCGCCGTCGCCGTCGCGGTTGATGCAGGCCGTGATGGCGATCTGGCCTGGGGCCGGTGCCGTCTATTTTCAGGGCTACACCGACCTTGAAGAAGAATATGGCTCGGACTTCATGTGGGGCTGCTGGAAGGCAGCGCTGGAGTCAGGCCAGACCAAACCTTCGGTTCGCTACCTGGAAGCGATTGCTCGGCGGTGCAAGGCTGAAGGCCGGGAGCCCAACGAGAGACAGGAGTTACGAGATGAGCCAAAGGAACAGCCAGACAACAGGCCAACAGAGATCGGCGGCATCCCAGTCATCGGGTGGGCAGCGGGCCTCCCAATTCTCGATGCCGCCGCCAAAGCCCCATGACGCCTTCGCTGTCCTGTACTTCGGAGCTTCTCATGTCCTCGGTAACATCTACCTCCTACCGGATGGTGAGGAGTACTGCCTGGCGGATGGGTCACTCCGCGGCCAAGAGCCCGTGGATGAGTACCACGATATCTGGGAGTGCTGGCGGTGCCGCGGTGTGGGGCTCCTGAAGATGTACCTCGGCCACGGCTACGCCCTGGTTCAATGCCAGGTGTGCCGCGGAGAGCGGACAAGCGGCCTGATGCCTGCCCTTCAGCCGCGGCACGTCCATGACTGGCAGCCGAGCGAGGACAAGGTGCCGGCCCGGTTTGAGCCGCAGCGATGCCCGTGCGGCGCCCTCTGGCTTAAGAAGCGAGAGAGAACGGTAGAGCCGAAGACCCTGGCTGGACTGACACCGCTGGCGGCATTGCTCGAGAAGGGGGCGCCCCATGACCGATGAGGAGTTCCGCCAACTCAAAGCCGAAGTGCGCGACTACATTATCCCTCGGGATCATGCGAACGGCGTAACGGCTCGTCGTGAGCGCGCCGTTCCCTGGGATGTCATCGTGGACCTGTACTGGTCTACTCGGAAGGTCAAGGAGGCACCGGTATGCCCGGCAGATACCCCGAGATGAAGCGACTCCTCGAGGTGCAGGACGCGCTGATTGAACTGGTGGAGAAGATGCTCGTCGAGCGTAACACGCTGAAACCGGCCGACTGCGGGGAAAGGAGGCTTCTGATGCCTGACCCGATAGACGAGGCGCGGTGGGCACTTGATGCTCGGATCGCTGGGCTAACTCTAGTGACGCAGCGTGACATTAAGCAGCTCGCCGCCCGCCTCGCGCTGGCGAGCTTTGACCAAGGACGTGACAGCAGAGAATGCACGTCCTACATAGCACCCTGCATACATCAGGGTGGCAAGAGGGTCTGTGCAAAGGAAGCGCGTGCCCGCCTGGAAGGAGGCCAGCCATGCTGACTAAGGCGGAGCGGGCGCGAATGCGGAAGGCCGCCCGGGCACCCCATGTCCTTGCCCTCCTCGCCGACCTCGACGTGAAGGACGAGGCGCTGGCCGATCTGGAGAGCGAGACGCGGCGACTCCTTGAATACCACAGCCTCAGCACTAAGGACATCTGTGTGGACTGCGGTGCCGGTGAAGGCGTGGACGTGCGAGCCTTCGAGAATCACAGTCCCGAGTGTACCTTCCGTGAGGTCTGGCGACATGTGCGCCGTGCTGCCGAGGCAAGAGGAGGTGAGTGATGGCATTCGGGAATCAGGAGACTGAACGTTGGACGGCCCTGGAGAACGAGAATGCTGCCCTCCGTGCTGAGATCGCGGCGGTGAAGGAACGGATGCAACGCCTCTCTGATGCTCTGGCCTGTGCCATAAACGTGATCGAAGGCGATGACCCCGCTTGGACGGAGAAGTTCATTCGGCAGAGCCGCCGCTTGCTGATCCCAGAAAGCGGGCGGGTGCCCTATGCATCCTCGCAGGCTGCGGAGGTTCTGGAGCAGGCTAGGCTGACGACCGCCCGCATGGATGACGAGTTAGCGAAGGCGATACACCGCCGAAGGCAGACACTGGCCACGGCAGACAAGGACGCAATCAGGACGGAGCCGCTAGAAGGGGGGTGATGCCCGTGGAACTTAGTACCACACCCAACATGATTAGTGGGCGGAGCGGGCGGGTAGAAGGAATCATGCCGCCTGGGCCCTACCACTGCCCCCGCTGCGAGAAAGACCTGCTCCACGACAAGCGGTACTGTCCGCTGTTTCCGGAGGTCGAGCCGCCGGATGATATCGGATACCACGAGGGAAAACCCTTCCGACTGGCTGGCAAGAAGTGGGACCGCTGCGTGTGCCTGATTCATACCTGCTACGACATTCGGGCCATGCGCGCAAGGAGGGAGTGACATGGCTGATTCACGGAACCAACTTTGGCTTGCCAAGAGAGCGGCGGGCTGGCCCCGCTAACCCTGCCGGTGCTGGCAGGGAGGAAAGGAGAAGGAACATGAGCTGGTGGTCTAAGCCAATTAACATTGGCGATCATGTCCGAGTTTCAAAGGGGCCGTTCATTGGCTGGACGGGAACCGTGAGCGGACGCGATACGGATTTGCTTCGGGTTGCGTTCCCCGTTTCCACGTGTGGGTGCTGCGGGGAGATCGAGCGCCTGTGGCTCCGACGGGCTGACCTACAAAGGACGGAGCGCTGAGATGGCACATCCCCAGGCTGGCACAGCTAGGCGTAATCCTGACGGCGATCAGTCTGGGCTTTGTATTTACGGGAGGAGGAACGCATGGATCATTTCTGGATCGGCTGCCTGATAGGGGTAGCGATCTTGCCTGTCTTGATGGCCCTGGGGATTATGCTTGGCCGGTGGCTGGAAGCGCACTGCGCGGGGCCTTGGTGCGAGACCCCGCTGGATGCGGCGGACAGGAGGCGGTAGATGTCACGAACGGACGAGATGGCGAACTTCAGAGCAGGCAAGCGGATGGTGGAGGTGGGGCGAGCCCTGATGAGTGCGGCGGCAGCGGCCCTGGGCCACCGTGCTCCGCCGTCCTTGGGCGACGAGGCGCTGGCCTCTCCTTGGGATGGGGCGAACGGGCCGGAGGAGACGCGCGAAGCGAGCCCGCCAAAACGCGATCCGCATCCGGTGTTGAACCCGCTGACATTCTGGGACGTATGGCGACAACTGCCTGGGAATCAGAAGATAACCCTGGAGGGGGTGATTCGTGGGATAGAGGACAGGCTGGCAGCCCTGGAGGATGGCCCGCAATCGCTGCCCACTACCGCGAATCCTATAACGCCTCAGGGATGGCCTGCGGGGGTATCTACTGGTCAGGAGACCCCACCATCATCTCCTTGGGATGGGGCGAACGGGCCGGAGGAGACGCGCGAAGCGAGGGCGGCACTCGCCGAGGATACGGCGGCGTGGGTAGAGAGGCACCTGCGGAAACTCTACCAACGGGTAGCGATCGTGGAGCAGAAGCTCGAAGCCCTGGAGGCTCTCCCGCAATCGCCACCGAGTTCCCGCCCGCCATTGAGCGATGGCGAGGCATTGTTTCGGCCTGCTCCTGGGACATTGGTGATGCGCTGCGCGTCCTCGCCTGCGAGTCTGGTGGGGATGCTACCGCCGTCAGCAATGGTAACTACAGTCTTTTTCAGATTAACGCCATCCACGCCTGGCGATTTGAACCCTACGGCGGACTTGGAGCAGCCTTAGACCCCGCCGTGAATGTGGCGGTTGCGTGTCAGATTTGGATGGAACAGGGGTGGGGACCGTGGGCGTGCAAACCGTAGGTGACAGTGGAAAGGTGGGAGTCATGACGATGACCGAAGTGTACATAGACTTTCGGGGCTGGCGTTGGCATCAGCCATTCAGGTGCCTGTGCTGCGGCATCGAAGTTGATGCCCGCCAGTGGGCTTTCGGTAGATGCTGCCCGAAGTGTGATACAGGGGCCTGTGATAGCCGCAGCACTTCGTTCAAGGTTGAGTATGCCCATGAGCATCCTGGGTGGTGGATACCAGAATGGACTCCCGATAGAGGCCAGGCTATGACAGACCGTGCTGCTGAGATCATGGGCGCAGCGAGGAAGCCATGACCTGGGTGACAGTGGAGGTGATGGACTAATGTGCGTTCTGTGGTTTCACAAGTGGCAACAGGATCGGGCTCTGACTATCCTCGACGCTTGGCCCATCACGATTTGGCGGATTCCGATTCGCCGCTGTTCTCGGTGTGGCAAGGCAGAATGTTGGTTGCATGGTTATGGGGGCAGTGAGATTGGGTGCCGGGGTCTAGGAAAAGGGCCATGACCACCGACCGTAAGCACTACACGGACGAGGACCTGGCGAGGATGGAGGCATTCGCCACCGACGCGGCCAGACACGGCGGCCTCTATCCTATCCGCGCTGAGGACGTACTCGCCCTCGTCGCCGCCGTCAGGGAGGCGTGGGCGGCGCTGGAAGAACTGCGGGCCTGCAACGAGGACTGCTACAAGGGCATGGTGCAGATGGGTGTGGAGACCGAAGGGAGTCGGAACATATTCGCTAACATTGAGGACTGCGATCGCTTTATTGCGGCCTACCGCCATGCCGTCTGCATCGTGAAGGAGGCAGGCCATGACTAAGCCCCTCACGGACGAGGACCTGGAGCGGATACTGGCCCGCGCTGCTGACCCTAATGAAACGAATCTCACTCCCTATTGGCGTATCACCGTGCGATACCTCGGCGCTGTACTTAGGGAGGCATGGCGCGAGCGGGACGAGGCGCTGGACGACCCGATAACGCTGCTGGAAGGGTTGGCGCAGAAGGTGTCAGATTCCAACGGTGGCTTTTGCTCGGTTGATATTCCACCACCGTCACAGGATGCCCCGCCGGTAGCTGACGGCTGGGAACTGTTAGACTACGTTGCTGTCCGTTGGCACCCTGAAGACGGCTTCGACTACCAGTGGGGAATCGGGGGAGATGCGGAGATGGACAAGCGCCATGTCACCCGCGACAAGGCCATGGCACTGTTGGCAGACCGCCGTGCCCCCCGCTTCGACTACCAGTTGGGAATCATTGTGAAAGGCTAAGGCAGGAGGTGAGAAGGTGAGCGATACGCGCTGGAACATCGGACGCCAGTCACACGACGCTTGGCTTGCTTGGCATGGCTGCCGCCGCCTTGCCCTCCCGCCCGAAGACCTAGAGGCGAGTGTCCGGGCGCTGGTGAGGGCGGCGGGGAGGGTACGGTGCCGTGAATGTAAAGGTGAGCGAACAGTTCTTGTTTCGCCCTGCCTGGATAGTGCGGAGAACGTCTACGGGCCTTGCCACAACCCGCTGTGTGCCGCCCTCGCCCCGTTCGCGCACCTGGAGGAGGAGCCATGAGCGGAACTGACGTCGTCAACCGTCTAGAGGCCGCCTTGGCACGACACTGCGAGATCGTTAAGGGCCTTGAGGCAGCCCGGGACCGGGCCATTCGCCGCTATGAGCCGGGCCGGTGCTGTCCAGACTGTGACTACATCGGCAGCAGGGGCGCCGAGTTGCTGCCCTGTGGGCATTTGAGATTAGGCGGGGAGAAAGGCCGAGGCGATGCTTAGAGCAATCATCCGGTGGCTTGGCCAGTCGGAATATCGGCGGGGTTGCTTTGATGGAGCTGAGGCGGCACTGCGCTGGCACAGAGCGGGCAGCATGGATGTGACCGAGATAGCTCGCCTAGCAACATTCGATGTGTGGCCTTGGCTAATCAAGACAAAAACGCCGGTTGAGTTAGGATGGCACAAGCACAGAGGTATCTGGGAAATGCACGACATCTCAAAAGTAGGCGGGGAGAGGGGATAGAACTGCCGGATGGCAGCTTGTAGCGGCCCGGAAGGGCCAGGAGGTGAAATGGTACGGAAGAATGGGCCAGGGACAGTTCTATTGGAGGAGAGGCGACAGGAAGTCGGGGCGGCTCAGGAAGGTGGAGTCCTTACAGTCACCGCCCCGAACTTCAAGATAGCGACCGCCCACATCGTGGGGACCGCTCCACTCATGTTACACCGTTTCTCCGCCAAAGCAGAACTCATGGCGAAGCATCAAGCGGGGAGCCGCGTCAACAAGAGCAGGAAGGATAAGCCGCCCCGGGACTTCGACGCCGAATATGAGGCAGCCCGCTACCGTGACAAGAAGGCTGGCTGGGACGGGTTCAATGCAGCCTCCATCCGGGGCGCGATGATCTCCGCTTGCCGAACCGCTGGCATCAAGATGACGCAGATGAAATTGGCGGCCTTCATTGAGGCCGATGGCATCGATGAGGACGGAACGCCGCTCGTGCGGGTCTATGGTGAGCCTGTCATGGATGTCCGCTATGCTCGCAATGAGACGGGCGTCGTCGACCTGCGGGCCCGACCACGGTTTGACGAATGGCATGCGGCGCTTCGCATCCGGTTCGACGCCGACATGATTGCCTTCTCTGACCTGGCGAATCTCCTGATGCGAGCTGGCCAGCAGGTCGGCATCGGCGAGGGGCGCCCCGACAGCAAGAAGTCAGCAGGCATCGGCTACGGCCTCTTCGACGTGATAGGAGAAATGCCGGAATGAAGAAGGACACCAAGATACTCGATGAACTGAGGAAGATCGCCAAGAAGAACCGCGGCTTGGTGCGGCCCGAGCAGGTCGTAATGGCTGCGGTGGATGAAGCCTCGCCCCTGCATGGGCAATTCCTCTGGAATGACGAGAAGGCCGCCCATGAGTACAGATTGTGGCAGGCGCGGGAGCTAATCGCGGCCTACTGGGTGGTGGAGCCTGCCAGTCAAGCGCCGATTCGGTTGCTGCTCTCACTGACCAGCGACCGGCCGGCAAAGCAGGGCTACCGCTTCAGTAAGGATGTGATGGCGAACCCGGAGCAGCGGCACGAGTGGCTGTTGATGGCCCTGGCGGAGTTGCAGACTTGGCGGCATACCTACGGGGCGCTAACCGAACTGAAGCCCGTGTTCGCGGCGATTGCCCGTGTCCTGGGGAAGTACGCGAAGGAGGAGGAGCAGGCAGCCTAGGCAGGCAAGGTATCGCAGGTTCGGCGTGGCGAGGCTAGGAGTGGCGCGGCCTGGTGGGGTGCGATCTGGTGAGGCAAGGCGGGCGAGGCAGGCGGGGCTTGGCGTGGCGTGGCCCGGTGAGGCGTGGCGTGGCCCGGTGAGGCGAGGTTTGGCCGGGTGCGGCGAGGCCTGGCCTGGTGCGGCAAGGCAGCGCAGGCGAGGCGAGGAGAGGTCTGGTCCGGCGGGATGCGATGCGGTCCGGCGCGGCGGGGTGCGGCAAGGCGGGGTGCGGCAGGCATGGCGCGGTCTGGCGCGGCGCGGCTGGGCGTGACGGGGCCTGGCGCGGCCTGGCTGGGCTGGGCCGGGTGTGGTAAGGCTGGTGAGGCAAGGCCCGCTTGGGCTTGGTGCGTTCGGGCGTGGTAGGGCAGGCAAGGCGTTCTAAGGCGGGGAGAAAGGGCTGCGAGTGGGCGAGCGGCCTTGGTGGGTCAAGGTTCGTGATGGCAGTCCTCATTGGAGAGCGAAAGCCGAAGGTCTAGCCGGCTGCCGAGCTGGCGAGCCGCCGCGATGCCTAATCTCGATGGGCATTCAAGGCAGGGGCGGGCGTATGTACCCCGTCAGCGTTGACTACTTCGACCTCTGCCGGGCCCTCGGGAGGCTAGAGTGGGCACACCCCGATGGTGTACGTTTGCGAATGGTAGCCGACTTATGGATCGCTAGCAAGACACTAGAGGATATCGGCGCCAAGCTGGCCCGACCGGCGACGCGGGAGACGGCCGGCAGGCTGCTCAACACCGCCTTCCGGTGGGTGTGCTCGGCGGAAGGGGGCGGGTTTACGGAGCCGGAGGTAGAGACACTTCTTGTAGTCAGCGGAAGGAGATGATGGAATGCTACGACCGTATTCGGCAGAGGGAGCCACATGCCAGAAATGCGGAGCCTCCCCGATTGATAGCCGGACTGCAGGACAGATCGCCACCGCTGGCCCTGCTAACATCGAGACGGTCTATTGTGTTGGGGCGTTGGCCAGGTCAGATGGTCGGTCGTGTTCCCCAGGTTCTCATGAAGTTGGGGAGCACTTTCACCGTATCTGCGGCAACTGCGGCTATGAATGGTTAGAGGCCGTGCTCGGCTGAGGGCGGCGGGTTCGTGGAGCCGGGGTTGATGCTGAAGGAGAAGGTGTCGTGACACAAGGTTCGGATGCAACAGAAGTAACGCCCCAGATGCGCGCCGCCATTATGGGCACGCAAGACTACTTGGGCTTACCGTTCAACATTTGGGACATCATCGGTGGGTGGAATAGGCAGAAGGGGGCGCAGGCCAGACGAGACCTAATGGTGTCCGTAGAATTCGCTCCGCTGCTCAAGGTGATATACGAGGCTGCCCGCCAACAGGAGGTCCCTGATGTTTGACATTCTGGGCAGGATAGCGGGAAGGCTAATGCGTGAGTTGTGGCCTCTCATCATCGCCGGACTGCTAGCTGAGGGCATATTGCTGCTGGCGCTGTGGGTGCGGTAGGGTGAAGGGCCACCACGCATGATCCGACGGAAACACATTGACAAAGGGCAAAACAGGGTGTACGTACTAAGATAGGAGTCTTCCGCCCAGGGAGCAGCGCCCCCAGAGATGGGGGCGTTTTCTTATGCCATGTGCAAGCGAGTACCACCCGGGCCCTGCCCTCACTGTGGGGGAGTCACCTGCTGGCACCTAGAGGGGCCGGCCGGCGTCTATCATTCATGCTGCACCTGCGGCTATGTGGACGAGCCCGTGAAGCGTGACCCCGTACTACGGGCCTTCCTCATGGCTGAGGCGACGAAGCGAGCGGGCACCTATGACTACCCATCACGGCTTCCGCCCCGAGGCCGCGAGCACGAGATCCGCTACATGCTGGCCGTAGACGAGCGGAACCTTGCTGAGTTGAGGAGCATCCCGTAGTGCCCACCGCTCCCGCCTCGCCCTGCTCGACGCCGGGTTGTGGACATCTCCGTCCCTGTGCCGTTCATCCCATCAAGCCGTGGCAACGAAGTCGCCCACACCAGATGACCTCTGGCTCAGGTTGGGCCTGGCAGCGAGTACGGGTGAGCGTCTTGCTGAGGGACAACTACACCTGTCGCTACTGTGGCGGCCCGGCAACCGTGGTCGACCATGTCATCGGCTTGGCCCGAGGCGGTAGTGATGATCCTTCAAACCTCGTTGCCGCATGTGTTCAGTGCAATGAGATCAAGCGAAGGCGGGAAGCGAGGGCGGGACGGGGATAAGGCGCAGTCCGACCTCTCGGGATGGCGTGAATGGTGTCTGTGAAATCTGTGGCATCGCCTGTACTAACGTGAGCGCAGTCCGTTTCGCCAAAGGCTATGGGCGACGATGTGCTGAGCATTCTCCGACCAATCATCATCGAGAGGCGATACCCTGCGTGACTTGTGGCCGCCTCTTCAAGAGCAAGGGACACGCAGAAGCGAAGTACTGCTCTAGGAAGTGCGCTGGCCTCGCCCACCAGATACCTCATAGTCCAGGCGCGGGAAGGGCGAGGCGGGCGAGGGTAAACCTTAATGATCTAGGCGAACGTGATGGTTGGCGATGTCATATCTGTAGCAAGCAGGTGAAACGTGAGAACGCTAGCCACGATCACTTGATCCCCTTTAGCTATGGTGGCTCAGATGAATGGACCAATATCGCTCTTGCTCACCGCAGTTGTAACTCGGCCCGCTGGATAGGACGCATTCCCGTACAACTACCGCTGGGTGCTAGCGCGGAGCCAAGGCCCGAAGGCCTGTCACCGACCGAGCGCCAGTGTGCATATTGCGGGGAACCCTTTGCTCTCAGTTCACGGTGGAGATATTGTTCCCCGTTCTGCGCGCTCGCAATGATGAGGGTAAGGAATCGTGAATCGTATAGACCAAAGTTGAGACGGCATCCGCGCCACAAGTGGGAATACCCGGTCAAAAATCTGAACCGCCAAAGTCTGGGAGTCGTTGCCGTACCATGCAAAGGCTAATTATGAATCTCCAACCCATTGAGGAAACGCGATGGCGATAGTTGGCCGCAAGCCCAAGCCCGAAGACCAGCGGCGGAACCAGAACAAGCCTCGCCATGACTGGATCGAGGTCGACCGCCGGACACATCGAGGTGGGCCCCATCTTCCTGCCAAGCAGGCTACGGGCCGCGCCTGGCCCGAGGCGACGAAGCGATGGTGGGGCGTCATCCGCCGTATGCCTCACGTCTCCCTATGGACCGAGGCTGACTGGCAGTTCGCTCTCGACACCGCTGAGGTCGCTGCTGCCTTCCATGACGGTGACACGAAGATGGCCGTCGAACTCAGGCAGCGCGAGAAGATTCTTGGTACTACCCTGGACGCCCGGCGCGACCTGCGGATTCGGTACGTCGAAGCGACTGAAGGTAAGAGCGACGATGAAGCCGTGCTTGACATGGACGCCTATCGGAGAGACCTCCGTGGTTAAGGTATGCCGGACGTGCCAGGCTGAATTTGAGGCGGTGACCAAACGGGCGGCATATTGTGGTCGCATCTGTAAGGATCGGTTCCTCTGGCGGATACATCATCCAATTCGGGCACGAGTCTGCCCTATCTGCGGCGTTGACATCGCCCAGAAGCGTTCACACGCGATCTATTGCTCACGATCATGCAAGACGCGGGACTCCGAGCGGCGACGATCCGAAGATGGGCGGAACGCTGAGCGGGATCGCCTGCGATACTTGCGTGAGGGCGATCGAAGGCGCGCATACGCCCGTGATTACCTGCGGCGCTTCCCCATCAAGTCAAAGGAGTTTCGTCTTCGGCGCCGAGCGCGACTTCGTGATGCTCAGACATTCATCGTTACCGAGCGTGATTGGGTACGCCTCATGGCGCGATTCCAGGGCGCGTGCGCTTACTGTGGGATGGTAGGCGTGCCCCTACAACGTGATCACATCACGCCGCTGTCACGCGGCGGCGAACATCGAATCGGCAACCTTCTACCAGCCTGCGGCCCTTGTAACTACAGTAAGGCTTCACGCTTTCTGGTTGAATGGAGAGCAGGCCGGAGGCAGGCCACATGACCATGCTCCTGGAGGCCCGGCCACTCACGATCGGCCCAACCCTGCCAGTCACGATTGGCCCGACTTGGCAGCGTGATTCTAGCGGCGAGATTTTACTGCCCCCAATGTGGTCGCTTGGGCATCGCATGATTGCGTGGGCGAGGAAATGGTTGCGTCAACCTGATGGCCCCAATGCCGGCGCACCTTGGGAGTTCACGCCCGAACAAAAGCGGTTCCTCCTATGGTGGTATGCACTTGGCGAGAATGATCGCTTTGAGTATCGCTCAGGCGTCTACCGGCGCATGAAGGGCGCTGGCAAAAACCCGTTTGCCGCCGCCATCTGCGCCATCGAACTCCTGGGGCCATGCCGCTCTACTGGCAAGATTGACCAGAACGGCTGGCCGATCGGCAAACCTCACTATTCGAGTTGGGTACAGACCGCTGCGGTTTCACGTGACCAAACTCGGAACTCGATGGCGCTGTTCCCAGCGATGATTAGTAGGGAGGCCATCGCCGAGTTTCAGGTCGACCTTGGCAAGGAAATCATCTATGCCCACGGTGGACGCTGTCGCCTCGAGGCAGTCACCAGCTCACCGCGGGCCCTAGAAGGTGGCCGTGCGACCTTTATCGTCATGGACGAAACCCAGCACTGGCTTCGATCCAACGAAGGGCATGCGATGGCGAATGTGATCGCCAGGAACGCGGCGAAGTCACGCGACGGTTCGTCGCGGGTGTTGGCTATCACGAATGCCCATGCTCCGGGCGAGGACTCTGTTGCCCAACATGATTACGAAACCTGGCAGAAGGTGGCGCAAGGGCTTTCGAGTGCGACCGACTTTCTCTATGACTCCCTCGAGGCGCCGGAAGACACCGACCTCAGTGATGATGAGTCATTACGTGCTGGCATCTTGGTGGCGAGGGGAAACTCCGGCTGGATCGACCCCGACCGTCTGATTGCTGAGATCCACGACCCCCGGACCTCACCCGCCATCGCCCGCCGCTTCTACCTGAACCAGATCGTCGCCGAAGAGGACAAGCCCTTTGACGGCAAGCAATGGGAGACGCTGGTACGGCGGGGGTACATCGTGCCCGACGGGGCGCTCATCACTCTCGGCTTCGACGGCTCGAAACTCGATGGTGCTATCTGGCGCGATCACACTGCCCTTATCGGTACGGAGGTGGCCACGGCCCATCAATGGATCGTTGGCTACTGGGAACCCGAACTCATGGATTCCGGCGAGAGTCGCATGCCATTCCTCGAGGTCGATGAGACCGTGGATGATGCCTTCCGCCGCTGGAAGGTCTGGCGCTTCAACGCTGACCCATTCTACTGGCGCGATATGATCGGAGCTTGGGCGGGTCGCTACGGGGCCGAAGTGGTGGTTAGTTGGGACACGACGAAGTATCACAAGATGGCGGCCTCCCTCCTCGCCTACCGGAACGCGGTCCAGACTGGAGCCCTGACCCACGACGGCGATCCCCATTTCACTGCCAGTATCCTGAATTCCCACAAGCACATGCAGCAGTTCAGGGATGACCAGGGCGAGCGGATGTGGACAATCCAGAAGGAGCGGCCCGACTCACCGCTGAAGATAGATGCAGCAATGGCCGGCTGCCTGTCCTGGGAAGCCTACACGGCTGCGATCGCAGCGGGGGCCGTGGCCGAAGAGGAAGTCGCAGGTGTGATGTTTGTTTGAGGCACTGCGGGAGAGAGTTGCCGGCGTATTCCGAGCTCTAGTCGGCTCACCGTCGACCTCGAGCCCGCCCATTGTCGGCGTGCCGTGGGGATAATACAGTGCGACCCCCCAGCAGGGCTACCTCGGGTACTCGCGGGCCTCCATGCGGAAGGAGCAACCTGCCAGCATCACGGCCATCGCAGACTACAGGAGGATGGTGGAGGAATGAAGGCGTTCGAGTGTCCCATTCATGGCTCGGAAATCCAGGTTCAATGCTTTCGAGCATCAGACCCAGCACAGGAAGATCGCCATTTTGAAGTCAAACTCATTCGCCAATGCTGCGGTACCGACTTGGAACGCGAAGGGCACCTCCGCACTTGTCACCTATCCAGTTGGAGAACAGAATCTTGACCACCGCTGCCCCGGTACGGGAACGCGATGGCGGGGTGCCTATCCTGGGAGGGGTATGCGGCGGCCGTGGCCGCTGGCGCCGCTGAGGCGAAAGATGACGAAGTGGGGGTGATGTTTGTCTAACCTAGACATGCTCCAGAGGTTAATGAGAGAGATAGAAGCCAATAACCAGCGGCTGGGAACCAGCCTGCAAGGCCTGGCGAGGCAGATGGAAGCCAATAACCACGGGCTGCGCACTACTCTGAGAGTCATGGTCCTTGCTGCCACCTTGTACGTGATCAGCCTGGTTCTGGCTATCGTCGTAGTGGCCTTTCGATGAGGAGGCTCCTGCGCCTCTTGGATTCCCTGCTCGACTCTGAGGACAGGCAGATGCTTGCGGAGCTGTTCGTCCTGCTTGTAGCCGTCGCCATCGGGCTCATTCTCCTGGCTGCGGTGGGCGGGATCGCCGTGGCAGTCTTTGAGGAAATGAGGTCGATCTAATGGCTCCAGGAGGTCTCTCAATCTCAGTTGAAATACGGCGTGTCTGGTTGGCGGTTCTATGGCTGAGGCTCTGCCTCCTTGTGCAAATGGTGTCTCCAGGGGTCACCGCCAGAATGGCTGGTTGGGCCCCTCGCCTGCTTCAGATCAAGGTGAAATGATGGGCTTGATCGCAGATGCACTCCGCACGGTAGTCAGGCGACAGACAGCGGCGGCCCCGCCGGTTCTAAGCGTCCCCTGGCAGCAGTACGGGGCGCTGCCGCAGCAGGGATACCTCGGCTACTCACGCGCCTACATGCGGAACGAGATCGTCTTCGCCGCCATCGAAATGCTGGCGACCTCAGCGGGGGAGCCTCATATCGTCGGCCGGCGCTGGCGCCGCGAGAGTCCCATGTTCCAGAACAGCGTTGGCGCCGAGGTCAGGGCCACGATCAAGGCTGAGGAGCATCGGCTTATCCACCGGGGCGTGCCTTTGCGGGACGTGTACGCCCGGATGGTCGAGAACGGCTTCTACCTCGATCTCCCGAACCATGCACTCATTCGCTTACTCAACAACCCCAACCCCTTCATGTCACGCGGCCAGATGTGGGGCACCATCGTCATGGACCGCGCCCTGGCTGGCAACGCCTATCTCTTGAAGGCCCGCGTGCAGGATGGCCCGCTCAAGGGCGCGGTGGCTGAACTGTGGCGCCTGCGGCCCGACCGCGTGCGGATCATCCCCGACCCCAAGAACTTCATCGCGGGGTATGAGTATGGTGGCGCCGCCGGCGTGACCTATCCGCCCAAAGACATCATCCACTTCAAGACGCGGCACCCGCTGAGTGACTACTACGGTATGCCGCCGCTGATGGCGATCGCCGGCCGCGTGGACATCGACGAATACATGCGGAACTTCCTTCAGTCCTTCTTCGAGCGCGGCGGCACCGGCCCCGGGTCCATCCTGTCGGTGAAGCAGAAGGTCTCCCAGGAAGCCAAGGACGAGATCCGCGAAAGGTTCCGGCGGCAGTTCGGCGGCGCGGGCGGCTATCACGAGATGATGATCCTCGACCAGGCCGAATCTACCTATCAGCAGATGGGCCTGAACCGAGGTCTACGCGACGCCCTGCCCAAGGAGATCGACGCCGTCCAGGAAGCGCGGATCGCAATGGTCTTCGGGATTCCCGGCTCCATCCTCGGCCTCCTGATCGGCTATGAGTCCTCTTCCTACGCCAACAAGCGCCAGGACTGGCAGGTCTTCTGGGACCTGACCATGACGCCGCTCCTGAGCGACCTGGACGATGTGCTGAACCTTCGGCTCCGGCCCGACTTCGGGGGCATCGACGATCTTCTGTTCGACCTGAGCGATATCCGAGCCCTACAGGAAGACGTGGACAAGATTCACGAACGGCACCGCAAGAACGTGGCTGGCGGCTTGGAGTCCTGGGAAGAGGGGCGAGAGGCCATCGGCTTCGACCCGAACCCGACCGACGGCACGTTCATGGTGCCGGCCAACATGATGATCCTGAAGGCGGGGGCGTTTGAGGCACCCCCGCCTCCGCCGATTCAGCCTCCGGCTCTTCCTCCTGGCCCCGCCGCTCTCGTTGAGGAAGTCCGGTGTACTAAGTGTGGCCGGAAGGTAGGCGAGGGCGTCAACGTCGGCGCGAGCCTTACTTGCGTCCGATGTAGGGAGCAGTTTCTGGTGGAGGCTTAGAGTGAAGACGGATGATCTGATCTCAGAGATAGAGCGCCTGCATGTTGAGGACGGGGACATCCTCTTGCTGAAGTTGAATGCGGGGGGCACAGCGGAACGCTTTGACGGGCTACGGGAGGTTCTGGGAGAGGCATTGGGCGCTGACCGCCGTTGCCTCTGCATAGTTCTCCACCCAAATGAGAGCGTCAGCCAGTTGACTGATGAGCAACTGCAAGAGACCGGATTAAGGCGCATAACCGAATAGGCCACAGAGGCGCCTAGAGCGCCCAGGCTGAGAGGTCAGTGAACGTCCCGAAGGGGCGTTTTTCTTTGCCCCAGAAGGAGGGGCCTATGAAGCGAACATGGTACGAAATCCAGAACGCAGGTGACGGCTCCGTCGAAGTCCTGCTCTATGACGAGATCGGTTCCTATGGCGTGTCCGCCAAGGATTTCGTCAAGGAGTTGCAGGGCATCAAGGCGAAGAACATCAACCTTCGCGTCAACTCCCCGGGTGGGGATGTCTTCGACGGCATCGCTATCTACAACGCCCTGAAGCGCCATGCCGCTGATGTCAACGCCGTCGTCGATGGCCTCGCGGCCTCGGCTGCATCGTTCATCGCTCAGGCTGGCGACACGGTCCTCATGGCGGAAGGGTCAACCATGATGATCCACGAGCCGCATGGCCTGGTGATGGGCGATGCCACCGACATGGCCAAGATGGCGGAGACGCTCGGGAAGATGGGTGACACCATCGCCGCCATCTATGCGGGGCGCGCCGGCGGCACCGAGGCCGACTGGCGTGGGGCGATGCAGGCGGAGACGTGGTATCGGGCGCAGGAGGCGGTCGATGCTGGCCTAGCCGATGGCCTAGTGGGTCCAGCGAAGACACAGAACCGCGTGGGCATTTTCAACCTCTCGCAGTTCGAGAACGTGCCGGACTGGGTTCCGCAGGCATCCGATCCATCCATTCAGAACCCCTATCCCAATGAGCACGCATGCCGTCTCAAGGACCCAGACGACTTTCAGCCTGATTCCTTCCGGCGGATGAGTCGGAATCATGACGGCAAGCGGTACGACGTGATCATCGGCAGGCTGAAGGGCGAGACCTCAAGCACCGAGCTAGCCTACCGCTATCCGAAAACCATCTGGACCGCTGATGCTGCTCGCTCGCATTGCGAGGACCACGACGGCAGCTTTGAGGCCGCCAGCGAGGGCGACGAGGCTGCCGACGACGGTGCCGCTGACGCCTTCACGGGCATTGACTGGGCAGGGGTTCTCACCGAGTATGCGCGATACGTCGCGCCCGAACCTAACCTAGAAAAACTACTGGCTGAACATCCTGTCGAGGAAGCGTTCAGCAGAAAGGACAACTGATCATGGAGATCCCCGACACCCTAGAGGGGCTTCAGGAACTCATGCGTGACCCGAAGCGCATGGGGCAGATCATCCGGGATGGGCAGTTGGAGGAAATTGTCGCTGCCCACGCGAAGCTGACAGATGAGCGTGGCCCGCTGCGCGACATGGTGATGGAGGCCGTCACCGCTGGAATGGCTGGTGCCGGCGCCATCGAGGAGCGGGCGGCCAAGGCA